TTATATTTTTTTTTTCAATGTTATATGAACGTATTGTATTCATGCATTCGTCATACGATAACCATTTCATATTTTTAACTTCTGATTTTTGGTAATTATTTTTCTGTGTTGCATTATTATCCATGTATGACAAATAGTATTTGTTTTTATATGATTTTACATTTGACCCAATAAATATTTCCTCGTATGGGATGGCATTTAATATCAGCTTCAAACACTGCTTATCATAACCCGTTTCTTCTGAAAATTCTCTGAATGCGCATTCTAAATCTTTTTCTTGATGATTTCTGCGCCCTTTCGGGAAACCCCATTCTGCCACTTCCCATCGTGTCGTTGATGATTGAATAAGAGATTCCAAACTATATTTCATACCACCCCATTCAATTCCAGTTTTCAGTTGTAAATATTTATTTTTTGATATTTGCTCTTCTCCTCTGTACTGTATCCCAGAATACTCGCCCCACAATGATGACCACAACTCGTCAAATGATTTCGTTAAAATATTTTGTTTTTCATGAATGGTCATTTCATCTATTATATTTTTCAAATACTGATAATTGTGCATCGAATATTTTCCGCGCATGAATTCAACGTAGCCGAAACTATCAACGCGCTGAATCATTAAATATTCAAATTTATTTTTACTATCCGTTGCAGCTGAATCAATTATATTCGAATCAATTATATTCGAATCAATTATATTCGAATCAATTATATTCGTATCGTTGAATTCTTTACCATTTATTATCTTTTTTCTAAATGCAATAATTCCCAAACTTGTAATAGGAACAATGCAATTTGAAAATAAATGACCAAATTTACCACAATTATTACAATATTGACTAACATTTACATTTTTATTATCGCTCAGTTTATTTCTGCCAGTACTATAGCTATAACTGTTATAACTATAATCATCATTCCAGTCATGGGTTCTATACATTTTTTAGAATTTATTATTTACGTTTTTCTTTCAGTTATATGTAAAAGATATAATCTTTTTATATTGTTTGAATACATTAAAACAATATAGGATGAATTATAGTTCCTCCAAGACGGGAATAACAACGGGAATAACAACGGGAATAACAACGGGAATAACAACGGGAATAACAACCGGTTTAAAACATTCAATGAATTCAGAAAATCCCAAAGCGGTCATGGATCCGAAAGTATGGGGCCCCCATTATTGGTTTGTCCTATTTACAATGGCAACATCTTATCCCAAAAATCCAAATGATGTAACAAGAAAAAAATACTACGAATTTATTCAAAATTTGCCACTATTTATACCATGTAGCGAATATGGAAACAGTTTTAGTAAATTATTAGATACTTTTCCCGTTACTCCATATCTCGACAGTCGAGATTCTTTTATAAAGTGGGTGCATTTTATACACAATCGGGTAAACTTTCTATTAGGAAAAGAAGAAATCTCATTGCACGAAGCACTTGATAAATATTATGATAACTATAAATCAACCAATACAAAAATAAAAGAAAAATTTAAACATTGGCAAAAAATTGTTTTTATAATTATAATATTAGCATTTTTATCAATTATTAAATATAATAATAAATTTGAATAAATAAATTTGAATAAATAAATTTGAATAAATAAATTTGAATTCCCTTATTTTCTATGTATTATATAGTGTAATAAATTGTTTATGTTTTCAAGAAAAAAAATGAAATCGAGGAAACGTGTAATGAAAGGGGTAATGAAAGGGGCAATGAAAGGGGGAATTCCAATTTATCCAGGAGGTTTTAGTTGTGTATTTAAACCACAATTAAGATGTAAAAATAAAACAATGAAAATATCAAAAAAAGAAGGAATATCAAAATTATTGTTTAAAAAATACGCAGAAATTGAAATGGAAAATATTCAACGATTTTATAACGCTACTAAAAAAATACCAAGATCGCATAAATATTTTCTTTTTACAAGGTCAAAAATGTGTTCCCCGGCAAAAATACCCAAACGCGATTTGCGCGGATTTGATGAAATGTGCACAAATTTTACAAGTCACGACGTAAGCGAAACCAATATCAACTCGAAATCCAATATAAATAATTTAAAATTAATAAATATGCCGGATGCCGGATTAGCCGTGAATGAGTGGCTCTTCAAAACAAGGTTAACAAGTGCGCGCATAATCATTTTCAATAAATTAATCGCAAAACTTATTATTAATGCCATCGTACCAATGAATCAACAAGGGGTTATTCACAATGACATGAAGGAGGATAACATTTTGATTAAAGACACGGAGAGTGCAAAAAACTCAATGCCTTTGCCATCTATAATCGACTGGGGAATATCCGGCATATCCACGCGCCACCACGAAATACCAGAAATAATAATGAATCGTTATATTTCAATATCAAACCCATTTAGCAGCATTATATTTTCAAGCGATTTTAGTAAAAGTTATAGTGAATTTTTAAGATCGCACGATTTGAAAGATCCGCTATTTCGCGTTGAATTAAATGGATTTTCTGTATCACAGTATTTGAAATTTAAAGAACACGGACATTATTTGTACATTCAAAAATTTTTTAATAACGCGTTTGCATTATTCCCGGAATTATTTACATCTATTGATCCAGCACTTAATAGCCCCGACCAAATATACAATGCACTGGTATCCAATTATATTTCGGATGTGCTTATCTGGTTTACAGAGATTGACGAGAGGGATGGGGTTGCAAGGTTTCAATATGTAAAATATTTTACAAAAGTTTACATTTTTAACTGTGACGTTTGGGGAACCATGTTTTGTTACAGCATATTTTTTTCTTTTCAAGATGAGTACAGGTATAAAGAACACATAAATATCGAACCATCGAAATATGCATCCTTTTTACGTTCGGTATTGTCCATATATATGAATCAAATCATGATAGATGGACACAAGAGAATAAATATTTCTAAACTAGTAAAATCAATTGCAAACACGACAAAAGAAACCCAATAGATAGGAGGATCATGACTATTTGTAAAAAATATTTATAACTCAAAACTTGATGCTGTTACAATAGGCCTATTGAAAAGGTTTCTAAATCCATATTGTTTTAATGCATCTAACGTTGGTTGATATTCCTCTGGATCATTCCAGAATTTTTTTTTATTTCTTGTCAAAACATAAACTCCAAAATTATTGGCAACAACGAGGGGAAAATTGAATACGTTTACTATGAGTGGTGCAGAAACGATGACCGTATTGAAACTTGGAGTGGCGTAGATGAGCCAATAATCTCCTTCAATATCAAATAAATTAGTGAATTTGACAGTTCGACACATTGGAACGTCTTCATCTCTGGCTCTGCTTGTACCTGTTGCACTAACTTTGTTAAGTTCAGTATTATATGCTTCATTTTTTACTCCCACTAAACCATGTTTTTTTAATGTATAAATGGCTCGAACAGAACTAAAGTTTGGACCTCCTGAACCGAATAGACCCGTTGAGGGGGAACACAACACTTGATTCCATTTTCCAGCAAATTTTTCAGTGTTGAATCTTTTATTTAATTTTTTAAATTCTTTTGTTCCGACAAATTCTTTGAACCTTTTGACAACAGCTTCATCATACTTTTCACGGGTTTTAATTGCAGACATTTTATTTTACGCACGTTATATATTTAGTTTATAAAATAATATTTACAAAATAAATAATCGACAATTTTATTTATATTATAAATTGTGTTAAATAAATTGTGTTAAATAAATTGTGTTAAATTGTGTGTATTTCTAAATTATCTAAAATATCATTTAATAGTTTGTTAATGATTGAATGGGATGCATTTTTATCTAAACTATGATCTAAATTCATTGTAACCGTTGACTTTGTATCAGTATCAGTATTAGAAACAAGAGCAGAAATAGTAGTAGTAGTAGTAGCAGTAGCATCATTTTTTATTTTTGGTCTTCGCATTCTTATAACAACAAATCCATCTTCGTCTACGTCTGCGTCATTATTTTTGGCAGCAGCAGCACTGTTATTGTTATTAACAATTTCTTCTAATAATATTTTTTTATTTATTACTTTACTGTGCAAATATCCTTTTATATTATCAGAACATGATGCGGTATAAGTTAATACGTCATGTACAACATTAACAACATGATAAGCGCCTGATATAATGTAATATTCGGTGTAAAATAAATATGGATTTTTTCGATTTGACATTTGTTACATTATATATACATTTATTTTTATTATTATTTTTTTATAATAAATAATAATATCTTGTTTATTTATTATACTTTTATATTTAAATGAAAAATGCAAATAATAAAAATGAAATAAATATATTTTTTGATCGAATCGAAAACTTCGTTATCAATATAATTGATAATTCATTTATTGAAAAATTACTTAATAAAGTTTTAATATGCGATAACATTCATGAAAATGATAAACAAATGATTCAAATATTAATCGAAAATGATAAACATTTAAATTTTAAACATATAAGGTATAAGTTTTTGACTATGTTTTTTGTGGAATTAGCATATACAATAGATAATGTCCAAGATAAAGTGATGTTAAAGATACTATCGACTTTTTCTATTAATTATATTAGACCAATACTTTCAAAAAAATGTAGAATGTATGAAAAAAAATCAATGATAGCGTTAGAAAAAACTATATTGACAAAAATCAATAAAAAAATAAAAAATGTTATAAAAAAAGATTTCGAAGAAAGTATCTATAATAATGATAACTTTATCAAAAATGTATACTTAGACAGCTTTAATGATACTTTTACTGTTTATGCATATTATACACGTGTATTAACTGAATCAATGATCGTACTTTCTAATATATTAATACTTATTTTTTTTTATCCATTATTATTTAAACTAAGATTTGGTTTATTACAAAACCTTTTTAACATTGGGCTTGCTAGTATATATAACATATTTGTAATTAGTATTTTTAATAAAGCTAAAAAAAGTAATATTAATAATAATACTCAAGAAAATGAATTAAAAAATATAATATATTCTTTTTTTCAAAATATAAATATTATAGTTGAAAGTAATACGTTAGAATTTGAATTAAATAAAGTATTAAAACATGTTGAAAGTATAATGTACGGTAATAATAATAATGGCTTTTTAAATAAATATCTTGATATAAAAAATGATCCCTATTATTTAAAACAAATAGAAAGATATAAGCTAATAGATACAGGAGTATCAATTTTGATAAATGATACGTATATATTATTTTTTGTAGAAAATATGAAATATAAACTTTTTCAGTTTGTAGAAAAAAGAATGGAGTTTTATAATAAAATAACCAGTACGCGCGATCTTATTGATATATTAAATTCAAAATCTTATCATGTTGCAAAAACAATTGCATGGAATGATAACCATGATATGCTGCATCCAAATTTATTTGTTTTAGAAGATGTTACATTACAGTATGTAAGCAAAGATGGAATTAAAGATATAGTATTAGAAAATATAAATTTAGATTTTGAAAATGGTTCATCACATTTTTTGTATGGTAATTCCGGAAGTGGAAAATCAAGTTTTTTGAATGCACTTATGAAAAGAATAAAAATTGCAAATGGTATAATAAAATTTCTGAGTATATATGATCAATATACATATTTTAGCATTCGAGAATACTTAACTTACATCACATCAGAAAGCGCTTTATTTTATACAGATTTATATTATAATATTACTTATGGAATCGATGATAAATTTTTAACGAAAAATGAAAAGGAGATTACGGAAGAGATATCAAAATACATGACTCTTTTTGGTTTGGAAAAATTTATATCAACTATGAACACGACGAATGCGCACAATCTAAGCAAAGGACAAACACAAAAAATAGCCATCATTCGTATGTTTATGGGTATAAAATTTAAGGGTCTAAGAATATTATTTTTAGACGAGTTTACAAGCAATATTGATAATAGAATGGAGGAAATTATTTATACAGAGTTAAGAAAACTTCAAAAAATACATAATTTTACGGTAATTTATGTTTCTCATAGTTTATTTAATATGAAATATTCAGATTACAACTATCAAATAAATGTAGAGAATAAACAAATTACTAAACACAAAACAAATATATAATAATAATATAATGATATAATAATATATATAATATAGGGATTATTTTGATTATTTTATATCATTTCCATAATTTTTATCGCATTATATTATAAATAAATTATATTATGTCATTAAATTCCAAATTTACAGAAGGTTTACCAATCGATTATAAATGTCAAATTTGTGGTAAAGATTTTGATAATAATGTAAAAGCTCGTGATAATTTGATCATACATTTAAGATTATATGGTAATCAAGAAATGCAGGAAAAGAAAATTCGAAAAGAAATACGCGATATATATCCATTAGAAACCAGGTTACACTATGAACACAATTTAAGACAAATTCGAGGGGAACAAGGCGAACGTGAAGAAAAAGAAGGAAGAGAAGCTTTAGCGCGCATTTTTAGACATAACGAAGATCCCGAAGAATTATTAAATCCGAATTTAGAAGATATTTCATATCCAAGAGATCCAAGAGAAGTTGCTGCTGCTGCTGCTGCCCCAGTGATTGATCCGATAGATGAACAACTTCTTGCCTTTTCTACTTCTGCTCATACACCCGGTTCCCATTTAAAAGATTTTCAATCGCAATCGCTTGGGGGTAGGAAATCAAGGTCTAGGTCTTTGAAAAAAACAAGATCAAGATCTAAAAGCCGCAGCGTCAAGCGGCGCAACCGCCGCACTCAACGTCATCGTCAACGCTGAGATTTTCAGAAGACAACTAACAATAAAATAATAACAATAAAATAATAACAATAAAATAATAACAATAAAATAATAACAATAAAATAATAACAATAAAATAATAACAATAAAATAATAACAATAAAATTATATTACCATACATATATAAATGTCTACTCGTAAAGTATACCTTCGTAAAATTAAAAATTGGTCAAAAACCAATCCAAATACACATGAACGAACCCTTATGCTTAAAAAATGCGGTAAAAACTGTTTTTTAGGAAGCAAAAAAACGTTTCCTATTTGTAAAAAAGGCACTTGCACCATTAGTCCTGGTGGTGTTCAAGCTGCTTATATTCGTGCTCGTGAAATGACACGCCGCGCTCGTGAAACTACGATAAAAAAACATGCTGCATCTTATTATTACAATGTTGCAAAAAAAGCGAAGAAACTTCTTCGAAAAACCATGAAAACCGCCACCACTTAAATTTATTATTTCATATTTGTAAATCTAGATGACATATTTTTTCAGATTGGTGTGAAAACGGCATAAATGTTCCATCAGGATTAACTTGTATTTTCATTTGATCTCTTCCATTTGAAATACTGTCTTTTTTCGCATTTCGTTTTTTTGGAGCTCTGTGTTCATACCCTGTAACCTTTTCTGTTTCAATAATTTTCCACAGCTCTTCCATTTTAACAACCGCGTTTTTAAACCATTCCTTATCTCTCAAAACAAGGACACAGCTGTAAACGTCAAGGCGCCAATAAATATTTTTGATCCAAGTTAATGCATCATACATATTCATCGTGCTTTCGAACCACTCATTAAATCGCGCTTTGCTGGTTATTTCAAGCGGAACATACTGATAAAATGGTTTTTCATTTTTGATAAAATAAACGATGACTCCGCGTCTTTTCCCACCCAAGTTATAATTCCAATTTGAAACATCGTTTTCATCATTGGAGTCCGCATAAAATGCGTCTTCGTCTTCATATTCAACAAATTTCGTTTCTAAAAAATCGCATTCTGATAATCGGCACACTTCCATTTGAACTTGCATTTGAATCCAGTACTCCTCTTTTGGAACGCCGGTAATCACTCTAGACACCACATTTTTTATTTCAAGCATGCGGCCGTATAAAAGAGACAGCGGACACACGTTGATTCCGTCTGGCGATGCTCCGATGAAATAATATGCGGGATTCGGATGTTTTATGCATCCAAATTCTTGGACTCGAGTATTGTTTACTACTTCATAAATATCTTTTGACAACTTTTCATATTTTTGCCCCCAATGCAGCGAAGATTCCGTATTTATTCTGTTATATTTTTCTATATCGATCGGACTGCATTTTTCATAAATCAACTGATTTTGCGTTGACTGACTTCCAAATACTTTCCAAACCGAACTTGCCGTAATTAACCCGTGTCGGTGTTGATACCATTCGTCCGTTTTTTGTTCTGGCTGATAAACCGATTCTAAAAATTCTATTTTTCTCCTCATTTTTTCGATATTTAGAACATTTATTATAGATGACGACGACGAATCATTTAACGAACACTGCGGGTGTATAATATTAAAATAATCGGAAATTGCGACATTTACGATTTCTTTCAGTTGAACCATAAATTGCTCTTGCCCCTCTTCTTCTTTTTGATCGCCTTCGTCTTCATATTCATACTCGTCTTCATATTTGTGCCCCGATGTTACAAAGTAATAAATGAAAGGGAAAACATGATTGTATAGTTCGGATTCGATGTTGGCATTATCAATGTTACTATTATAAAGGAGGGGATTCGACAGTAACAATTCATCGACTAGAAACATTGTTTCTTCATATAATAATCCCAAATCGTCATTTGATAACTCGTAATAAATCGTATCAGAATGTTCGGAAATATTCGAATTATCGTCATTTATATCGTCATTTGTATCGTCATTTGTATCGTCATTTGTATCGTCATTTGTATTGTCATTGGAACCAAAATTGTCATTCCAATTTAAATATTTTAGAATATTATTCATGTCTGTCATAGTTAATTGCGTTTGTACCGCAACCGATGATGTCATTATTGTATTTTGTTCTGTTATTTTTTTCATATGTGTGTATGTGTGATACTGTAATAAAAGTTTCAAGTGTATATTATATAATCGTTTCCTTTTAGATATTTTATTTAATCAATTTTTATTTATTTATTTGGATTGATTATATAAAAATTGATTTGTAGTATATATTATATAAAGATACAAGCAACCAATAATAAAGCAAAGCAATGGGTTCTTCCGTTTCATATCATAATAAGTCAACGTGCACCATCGTGAGTATAGAGGGCAATATTGGTTCAGGTAAAACGACAGGCAAAGAGAAATTGAAAAAATATATTTGTTCGAATAAAAATAAAGATTCTACAATTTTTGTAGATGAACCTACAAGCGAATGGGAAAGTATCAAAGACGAAAATGGGGTTCCGATTCTAGTAAATTTATATGGCGATATCAAACGCTACGCTTTCAGATTTCAAATGATGGCATACATTACCCGACTCAAAAAAATCAAAGAAGCGTTGGCAAATCCAAATGTGAAAATTGTTATTACCGAGCGCTGTCTTTTAACGGATGCGCACGTGTTTGCAAAAATGCTTTATGACTCGAAACACATTGAATATGATGAATACGCGATTTATACCAGATGGTTTGACGAATTTTCCAAAGATGTTGAACCTTCGTGCATCGTTTATTTCAAAGCATCAACGAATATTTGCATGAATCGAATAAAAAAACGGAGTCGTGCCGGAGAACAAGATATGCAGTATGAATATTTGGATAAATGCAACACGTATCACGATAACTGGCTAATTTCAGACCCACAAAATGCAATACCGACTCTTATTTTAAATGCAAATCAAGAAAATAATGATTACAGCAGGCAAATTTATGAATACATTTGTGAAATTCGATCTTCAAAAGTGATTGGAGTGTTGCACAATTTGAAAACTTATATAAATAGCTGCAATGCTGTAAATGGTTACTCAACAGCCGTTTAATTCTAATAAATTCTAATATAATCCATAAAATAAAATATAATTTTTACATTCCAATATATAGAATGTCGAGTATTTTTCTTGGTTTATATTTTAATATATCCAATTCTTTTGACGTTGTTGGAAATAATTCATTACCATAAACGTCTTGAAGAAGCAGCCACTCAAACATTCCTCCTGTATAAATAAATACATTTTTTATTCCGAGTTTGACAAGTTGCTCGTATTTCGAATAAACGCTATCGTCATTCGAATTTAATCCATAAATAATAATTGTTATATTATTTGAATATTTATCTTTCAGAATGCTATTTATAACATCCTCTTCATGTTGAATTGGAATTGTATTTTGAATTAAACACGTTTGACAATTTTTATCAAGTGTATTTATTATCGCATATTTTTTAGCATTACCATTAGTATTATTTGTACTATTTGTACTATTCGTATTGCTGAAAGATTGCTTAGATGCATTCTGAACATCTTCATAATTTATTTTAGTTTTCGAATTATTGGACCCCATGTTTTTATTTTTATTTTTACTGTTAATTTATTGGAATTAATACGTAATAACAATAACTGTTTATATTTTTTTACCTGTCTATTATTTTACAATTTTTAAATCAACTATATGTAAAAATTGACATTTGTATTACTAATAATACAAACTATAAACTCTGACAATAAATGAATAATTTCTCTATAAACACCAATGCTAATCATACAGGCAATTATCCACCAACCAACGATTCAATAACTCCGTATAATGAAAGAGTCGTAATTGTTTTAGCTTATTTTGGAATTTCATTGCTAATTGGCATTCCGGTTTTAATGTGTCTGCTATGTATTTACAGAATGCGAGGTTCTGCTCCGTGCAATGTTAGAGAAGCATGCTGTAACTGCTGCTAATAAAAATGGAGTTTATACAGTTTTTAATAACAGTTTTTTTTGTTTATATTATTAATATTAATAATAATATAAAAAATTGCAACATAATTAAAATATAATTAAATGACATCAAAAATGCCAGGTTCGCCAAAATCGTCTTCAGTGATGCAAGTGATGCAAGCCATTGCTGTATTTAATGACAAGAAGATAAAAGGAACGGTGCGTTTTACGGAAGATAAATCAAAATTACGTGTGCGCATTGATGTATCGTTGACGGGTCTAAAGTCGTCAGGATTGCACGGGTTTCATGTTCACGAGTATGGAGACATGAGCGATTCTTGCGACAGCATGTGTGCTCATTTTAATCCTTATAATAAAACACATGGATGTCCGGGAATGAAAAATAGACATGTGGGCGATCTTGGAAATCTGAAGACAAACGCAAAAGGAGAAGCAAAGTATACTTTTTATGATGACCATATTCGATTATTTGGAATAAAGGCAAATATTATAGGCCGCGGATTAATTATTCATGCTGACGAGGATGATTGTGGACAAGGTGGACAACCCGACAGTTTAATTACGGGGCATGCGGGAAAAAGAATCGCGTGTGCTGTGATTGGATACGCATCCCCGTTAAAGCATTAAAATTAATCGACTTCTTCGATATTGGGACCAGAACTTGCTTGCTGTTGTTGTTGTTTTTCTTGTTGTTGCCCTTGCTGCTGCTGTGAACCACCATACAATTTGGAAACAATCGGCGAAACAATATTTTCCAATTTCTTTTGCTCCGCTTCATATTGTTCTGTATCCACATCTGTTCCCGACATTTCAAGCCACTCGAGCGCAGTTTTGCACGCGTCTTCAATCGTCGCTCTGTCGCCATCCGACAATTTGTCTTTGACTCCGGGATCAGATGTAGAACTCTTTACGGAATACACATAATTTTCAAACCCGTTTCTAGCATCAATTTTTTTCTTGTGTTTCGCATCTTCCTCTTTGAACCGCTCCGCCTCATTCACCATGCGCTCAATGTCGTCTTTTGACAAACGACCCTTGTCATTTGTAATTGTGATCTTGTTTGATTTTCCACCCGCCTTGTCCACCGCATTCACATTTAAAACGCCGTTTGCATCCATATCAAACGTAACCTCGATTTGCGGAGTCCCGCGCGGCGCTGGCGGAATGCCGTCCAGTTGAAATTTGCCCAGAATATTATTGTCTTTTGTTAGCTGGCGCTCGCCCTCAAATACTTGAATGAGTACACCCGGCTGATTGTCGGCGTACGTTGAAAACGTTTGACTCTTCTTGCAGGGAATCGTGGAATTTCGCTCAATCAATTTTGTCATCACACCACCGGCGGTTTCAATACCCAGTGACAGGGGCGCAACATCCAGCAACAAAATATCCTGCGTAATTTTCGACTGGCTGCCCGTCAAGATGGCCGCCTGCACTGCAGCTCCGTATGCCACCGCTTCGTCCGGATTAATGGAACGATTTAGCTCTTTGCCATTAAAATACTCCGTAAGCAAACTGCACACCTTTGGAATGCGCGTTGAACCACCAACCAGCACAATTTCGTTAATGCTGCTTTTCGACATTTTGGAATCTCTCAGCACTCGATCCACTGGATCAATCGTGGAACGAAACAAATCCATACACAACTCTTCGAATTTTGCGCGTGTAATTTTCGTCATAAAATCGGTCCCGTCAAACAGCGAATCGACCTCGATTGTGGTTTCGGTGGATGCAGAAAGAGTGCGTTTGGCGCGCTCGCATGCCGTTCTCAATCTTCTTAGCGCGCGATTATTACCGGTTGGATCCTTTTTCGTTTTACGCTTAAATTCTTGCACGCACCAATTGACAAGACGATTATCAAAATCTTCCCCTCCCAAATGCGTGTCTCCTGCAGTCGCCTTTACTTCAAAAATGCCGTCGTCAATTGTTAAAAGTGATACATCAAACGTGCCACCTCCCAAATCAAAAATCAAAATGTTGCTCTCCCCCATTCCTTTTTTATCGAGCCCATACGCGATTGCGGCGGCAGTTGGCTCGTTAATAATGCGCAGCACGTTTAGACCTGCAATTGAACCTGCATCTTTCGTTGCCTGACGCTGTCCATCATTAAAATATGCCGGAACTGTGATAACTGCATCTGTCACAGTTGAACCCAAATAACTTTCCGCGATTTCCTTCATTTTTACAAGAACCATCGCGGAAATCTCTTCTGGCGAAAACGTTTTTTGTTCTCCCTTGAAATCCACTTGAATGTGAGGTTTTCCGCCATCCTTTCCGACAACTTTAAATGACCAATGCTTCATGTCGCCTTGAATGCTTGCATCATCAATCTTCCTGCCAATAAGACGTTTGGCGTCAAATACCGTATTTTCAGGATTCATAGAAACCTGATTTTTTGCAGCATCGCCAATGAGACGCTCGCTTTCCGTGAATGCAACATATGAAGGCGTGGTTCTATTTCCCTGATCATTTGCAATAATTTCAACCCGCTCGTTCTGCCAAACACCAACGCACGAATACGTGGTTCCCAAATCAATTCCGATTGCTTTTGACATGTCTTTCCTTATTTATTTAGTTGTATCTCTTGATATCTTTTTCTTTATCGTATTTGATTATACGATTATCTCTCTAAATTATTTTTAATAAATACTTTAACCCAAAAATATTGACCCCAAAAATTATAAAATATATTAAAACAATTTAAACCAAAAATTTATATATTATAAAGAATTGTAAATATATAAATATTAATGCAAAACGATAGTGATAATGATGCTATTAATGATGACACTAATGCAAGTAATGATGCAGTTGTAAATAATATTATTATTGAAAAAAAAAAGAGGGGAAGAAAAAAGAAAATAGATTCTAATACTATGGTGTCTCTAGATTCTGAAATTAAAGTTGTAAAAGCTGAAAAAGTTTCAAAAGTAAAAGCTGAAAAGGTTGCAAAAGTAAAAACTGAAAAAGTTGCAAAAGTAAAAGCTGAAAAAGTTGCAAAAGTAAAAGCTGAAAAAGTTGCAAAAGTAAAAGCTGAAAAAGTTGCAAAAGTAAAAGCCGATAAGATTGCACAAAATGCCGATAAATTTGCACAAAAGGCCGACAAGATTATAAAAATAAAAACTGATAACCCTGAAAATTATATAATTGATACTACAAGTCAAGATTGTCAAGATGAAGCTGATTCATGTGAACCTGTAGTTGTTCATAAAAAAAGAGGACGAAAACCTAGAGGTGGAAAAATAATCCAAGAAAATCATACTAATAATATTAATGTGCCAGAAGTTCCAAATATTATACTTCACTTAAAATGTGTTTTGTCGGATTTAAAAACTTCCAACCAATTAAATTCTAATAAAATAGACAATAACAACAACCATAGCAACACTAATGACAATAATAATCTTAATAAGAGTGTAAATAATAAACAGAATAAACACAGTACAGATGACGATGAAATATTATGTTATAATGACCAAACCACCGCATTTGGATGCGAAGTTTTAAATTATAATAACGACTCCACAGATTCGAGTGATTCTAATTCAAATTCGCCAAAATGTTCAATTCCGATCATTCCCACCATTATACTCGATGATGGTAACAAACATGCATGTGCCAACAACGAATGTCAAAGTGTCGCATCTTGTACAAGTGTATCAAATATACAATATGATCCCACGGTATATACTTTACATAAAACCGCACCTCTTCACGCATCTACAAATTATACGAATAATAATTCGGACAGTTTTTCAGATGCAGATAACATAAATATGAAAGATATATGGAAAAAAATATCACAATTGAAATTAAATTTTCATAAAAGCGAAACGTTCCATGCACTGGGTGGAGTAGGAGGATCAGGAATGCATCGTTCTGCTTGTTTTTGGTGCACGTGCGATTTTGACACTCCACCCATTTATATACCCAAAACAATAATAAAAGACAATTATAATGTTTACGGTTGTTTTTGTCATCCTGAATGTGCTGCTGCTTTTTTAATGAGTGAAAATATTGATACTTCGGTTAAATTTGAACGGTACTATTTATTAAATTCTTTATACGGACCGGTATACAAATATAATAAAAGTATAAAACCGGCTCCAAGCCCTTACTATTTATTAAATAAGTTCTATGGTAACTTAACCATTGGCGAATATCGTAAACTGTTTCAATGCGAACAACTTGTTTATATTGTGAATAAACCTCTTACTCACATTTTACCAGAATTATATGAGGACAATAATGATTTTTTGGTTGGAAATAAAATTATTCAAAATAACAATATTCAATTAAAGAATAGGGTAAATAAAAATGCAAAAACAAATATTATTAACGAAGCATTTGGTATGAAATAAACCACAAGTTAAATAAATTTAATTATAATTAAATAAATTTATTTATTTTTTATTTGTTTTCATTTTTTTTGTAGTTATAATTGGCGTAAATTAAATCAATCGATCTTTTCTTTACATATTTTTTTATTGATTGATTCGCTCGTTTCTATTTCGTTGATATTTTTGTTTTTATCGTTTTTATTTTTATCGTTTTTATTTTTAACATATTCTTTTATTTTTTCTATTTTAGTTTTCCTATCTTGTTGTATCTGATAATTTCGAGATCCTTTATCCATAATATCTCGTATTACACTATATATTTTTTGATTTTTTGTTTTTTTTGCATTCTCATCTTCTTTTGGAGAAATGCCTAAATAATCACCAACCACCTTCATAACATCATTATTGTATAATTTTAATTTTTCAGAAGCTTCATTTTCATCATAATTGGTTTGAGTCATTATAAAATGTATTTGTTGCTTGTGTCGCATTTCCATTTTTTCTTTTAGAATGCCGGATCGTTGCTGTTGTTCTTGTTTATATTGTTGTTCTTGTTTATATTGTTTATCTTGTTTCTCGATACTTTCGGTTTCATTTTTTTCTTCGCTCATTTTTATAAGTTATAACAGGGTTATAATAGGTTATATATTATATATTTAAATATTTTTTAAATCATATTAAACAAACATTTATATTACATGTATCTGAAATACAGCCATAAATACTAAAATATGAATAACGAAGGACAAGGACAAGTTCAAAATAAAAAATGTATAAATGTTCATGGGGTTGACTTTGACATATCTTCCATTTTAAACGATGTTACAACATCAATTCAAATTAATATACAAAATTCATTTAATGATGTATTAAAGGATCATAATTTGTATAAATCTACTCATGATGCAATCCTCCAAATACCATTTGTTAGAGAAATGTATATAAAAAATCAAGAACTTGCATCACAAATTGAAATATTAGAACAGCAAGAACAAACAATAAAATTAAACATTCATGAAATTTTAGAAACAGATCCATGTTGTCAATCGCCGCAACACATTGATGTTTTAAAGTCAAATAAAATGAATAAAAAAATTGAATCTGATCAAGAAGAAGCAGTAAGCGAAGCGGAATCAGAAGAAGAAGAAGAAGAAGCGGAATCAGAAGAAGAAGCGGAATCAGAAGAAGAAGAAGAAGAAGCGGAATCAGAAGAAGAAGAAGAAGAAGCGGAATCAGAAGAAGAAGAAGAAGAAGAAGAAGAAGAAGAAGAAGAAGAAGCGGAATCAGAAGAAGAAGAAGAAGCGGAATCAGAAGAAGAAGAAGAAGCGGAATCAGAAGAAGAAGAAAAAGCGGAATCAGAAGAAGAAGCTGAAGAAGAAGCTGAAGAAGAAGCTGAAGAAGAAGAAGAAGAAGCTGAAGAAGAAGAACAACAAGAAGAAGAAAAAGAAGAAGAAAAAGAAGAAGAAGAACAAGAAGAAGAAGTGTACGAGATTGTTATAAAAAATGTAACATATTATACTACAAACGAAGAGAGTGGTGATATTTATTCGTGTGTAGATGGTGATGTCGGCGAGATTGTTGGTCAATTCAAAAACAAGAAACCTGTTTTTATGAAACGTAAATAAATAAATAATAAAATACAAATAATATATAATAAAATAATAAAAATTTATACTATTTTTTATTATTTTATAGTTATATATATTATATCAATAATTTAATTAATTAATTAACTAAAGGAGTAACATGATTCTCGAATATATTTGTCCGCCCGCAATTTTATATTTAGCTTTTTCAATTACTCAAATCGTAATCGATGTTTTTAGAGGAGATACAACTACTGCATTTTTAAAATTCATTGTAATGATTATTTTTACATTGGCATTAAACCTGTTGTGTTCTGCAGGATTGGGAATTATTTCATGGTTTATTGTTTTTATCCCATTTATTTTAATGACATATATCACAACCGTTCTTGCATTTGTTTTTGGAATACCCAAAAAAGATGATTTGCGACCTAAACGACCGGAACGTAAATCTCACGAAGACCATGAACGTGAGCGAAATCATCATATTGTCGGCGGCTGCGCCGGAACGCGTTATGGATGCTGTTATGACAGTAAAATCGCAAAAGCAGATTATCACGGTTCAAATTGTCCGCACAGGCGCCCTGAACCTAAACCTCATCCTGAACCTAAACCTAAACCGCATAAAGACATAATTGGTGGTTGTAAAGGAAGTGAATTTGGTTGCTGTCCCGATGGAAAAACGTTAAAGAAATATGCCGATGACAAATGTAACGGTGAAGTTGGTCCAGTAATATAAAATTACAAAATTACATTTATCAATTCATCATTTTTTTTGTAAATTAGAAAAATGATTTTTGAATTAAATTTTAATATATATTTAGAAAAACATTTAAAAATATATACAATGTATATATAAATACAATTTTCTATTCTGTAATAAAGTAATAATAAAAATGAATCATAATGTCTTTTGCGAAAATATAAAAAAAAGGTACTATGCTAATTGTCCCGACCTTGTTATAAAAGATATAGCATATATAGAAATGAAGTTTATTGCGTTATTTATAGGTGCAGTCGGAGTATTATATTTAAAAAATAACAATAATATGCTTTCCGAATTGATATTTCAAGTGAGTTATAAATCATTTTTAGCAGCAACAAAAATTTCAAATGCATATAAACGAGTAAAAAATTATTTTGTTTCTTCAGAAAAAAAGGATAATAATAAAATTAAATGTATTTACGATGAAGTTAAAGTTATAAAAAATGGGGTTAGACAAGCGTCGTTTGAAACAATGGAAACATTTAAAGATTCATCTTATTTAGGAAATCCAAATAATTATTATGATGTTCATGAAATTGTCGAATCAGAAACGCCCCATTGTTCTCCTGACGTTGATGTGGATACGTCTTCTTCGTCTTCATCTGCATCTTCAGTGTCATCATCGTCTTCAGAGTCATCGTCATATTCGGAAGCTCACCGCGACGACCCTTTATTTATAATGGAAAAGAATGATGACTCAGATGATGCACTCGAGTTCAAATCATACGATTTTATATTGCATACGAATTATGATTATTCCGAATCCAATCAATCGCAAAATAAAAATTATACAAGAATATATAGAACTTTCACAGCAAATGATTACGCATTGAAAGAACCCATCTATGAAATTTCAAACGCGGAAATGATTATCTGCACTTTGGAAATTGATAATAACGGTAAACTTTATGAAATCGATTTGTCATATCCGTATAATGTAAACGTTGTTGGCAATGTCATTCTAGATGAAAAATTTGTTTATTGGTACATGCTTAAAAAATATGATTACGTGATTGAATGCTCTGAAAATTATAAGATTACATGCATCACGAAGGATGTCAATACATTTCAACTCGATCGTTCGTATGGACTACGTGTGCATTTGAATAAGTATACACTTGAAAAAATGGTTTAATGCATTAAATAATAATACTGGAAACTTACACCCATTATTATTATTATTATTATTATTTTAAAAAATCAATATAAATATATTAATGTATTAAAAATATGAATGATGGCAAAAACGATGGTAAATACAAATACGAATAATACGGTTGACAATAAACCAAATGACGATGATTCTTCTTCTTCGGGTGATTTGCATGAACTGTCGGATGCATGGATACTTTGGGCTCATTTACCGCACGATACCGACTGGAGTATAAAGAGTTATATTAAATTGTACACATTTGACACTGTAGAACAAGCAATTACCATTACGGAAATGCTACCCCACATTCTAGTTACAAATTGTATGTTGTTTTTAATGCGAAAAGGAATTAGTCCAATATGGGAAGACGAAAGAAATCGCAACGGCGGTTGTTTCTCTTATAAGATTGTAAATAAAGATGTGCCTGAAACATGGAAAGAGTTGACTTATTCGCTAGTGGGAGAGACCATGTCGGATGATAAAAAGCTGCTCCCGCATATCAATGGAATCACGATTTCTCCGAAGAAAAATTTCTGTATTATAAAGGTGTGGCTCGCAAATTGTTTATTTAATGACGCCGCAGTCATTCGCGAACTGCACGGAATTACTTCACACGGTTGTTTGTTTAAACGACATGTGCCGGAGTATTAATGATGATGACACACCAATTCTTGAATATTAATTAATATTTTTAACATTTTATTTTTAACATTTTATAATATAACAATAATCCCCGATTTGTTTCTTGTCTCGAATGTATCTGCTCATTTTTGCAGCACATACATTCTCTGAAATCGCTGCGTCTGCAATGCTATCCCATGTTCCAATAAGCGCATTGGTTTTGATTTCACGTTTTTCTACGACTTTTCCGGTTGTATTTTTGTTCGATTTTTGGATCTGTTCCGTTTGTTTGATATAATCTTCCAATAAGGACAATCCGTAATATCCTTCATTGACTCCATGTTCTGTCCATACGGTTGCTTTCAGCGCATAAGGACACGCATTCAAATATCCTTTGAGTTCTTTCAGTTCGACTTCATCAGGCGCACACTCGCGATGGACGGATTGTTTCCATTTTTTATATTCTCTCAGCAAGACAGAATTCAGAATTTTACCAGTGTCTGAAAACTTGCACATTTGAAACAGAAATGTTTCGACCGGTTGTGCGTCGGAAGATGAGAACTTTTTTTTATATTCTGTTTCTCTCAATTTAATTCCAACATAACAATGCGCATTTTGTTTATTGATCGTCATACGCTTCGGCTGAAATCGTGTATCCATATAACTTTTAAATGCGTGGAATATTTCTTTTTTGGGTTTTGTTTGTCTCCACAGGCGAAATCGTCCTTCCAGTTGAACCGACGATTCATACACGTCCGAACGAACAATACATTCGGCGGAAACAAACTCGTTAAACATTGCCGTGAATTCGGCGCTTGTAGCCGCTGCATCATTCATTGCTTCTTCGTTTATTTCGGGTTCCGGGAAAACCGTGTTGTCATTTTCTTCCTTTCGAAATGAGTCAATCACCGCTTTTTGTTTTTTCACAGTTTCTTGAAGTGCATCGATTTCAATTTTAGCTTTATTATAATTTCCTGTCATTATTTCGAAGTTGGTTGACAAAATATCATTTTGGCTTCGCAACATTTGAATTTCCGTTTCCATTTTTAGAAAATTCTCCATGCACAATTTTCTCGAATCGATAATATCTTGAATGTATTTTTTCAATTTTTCAATCGTCATATTCACTTCATCATATGCAATGATTTCGGTTTTGCATTTGTCATTCACTTTAATCATGCGCAAATGTTTTTGAATTTTTGGGTGCTTCTTCATAAGATTCTCAATCTCGGTCTTGTTCTGCACCCGAAACGCAGATACTAATCTGAAATTTATATACTTTTTGCGGTGGTCCAGCACTCGAAGCGACAAGTCATTTGAAATGCCAAATTTTATCAGCTTTTCTCCTTTTTCATTCGTGTTGTCAATTGTCCCAAAATAAACGCATTCGGTATTCTGCGGAAATTGTGCAATAATCACTTGTTCAACCGCACGGGTTTTTTCTTTTTCTTTGGCGGTTTCAAGAGACACTAGCTCTTCTTGTTTTTTATCGATTTCTTTTTGCATATTGTAAATACCCGTAACTCGAATTTCCTTTATCACATCACAAACCCAATTTTGAAATTTTTGGGCAATCGGTTTCCTAGATCGAAACAGTACTTTATATAATCCTTTTTCGGTTAAAAATGTTATATCTTGCAATCTTCCCGTGCCGTCAGTAGTACTTACAGCACGCTTTTCAGAATCATCGAAATCTGTAATTGACATTCTTATGTTACTTATTTCTAATATTACTCCCACGTCACTCGCTCGAAATAGCGGGTCGTCTATTGTTCCTTTAATAATGATTTCTGTATGCAAATCATTTGCATTAAATGCTTTTACTATATCCATTTTCTTTGGTGTTGTAATACTATAATTTACGACATCTCTTTAAGTTCATTTATTTATAATATTTACATAAATAATGTTTCCGCGTGTATACTAAAGGGACTGCATAGTATGTACTCCCCTTGTTTGCTAACCCGACGGGGTGAACAAACAATTATTTTAAATCATAAATATTTATTTTGCTCCTAAACCTTCAGGAGAAGCTTTGAAAAACATCTTTGGTCCGCTCACATGTGGAGCAAATGTACATGTTACTTGTTTTTACTATCGAACCTTCGCGAGCAAAATCTGCTTTCGCTTTTTAAAATCAAAAGCAATGTAAATATTATGCTACCATTTATTTTTTCGCACGTTGATTTTAGGTCCTGAACCCTTTTTGTTAATGTTTTTCGGGTCATATGACTCCTCTTCATCATCAGAATTTAAATCCTTGCTCATCTCCCAGAATTCTTTACTACCGAGTTTAAACGGCCCGTGCTGTTGCGCCTTGTACCAGAAAATTTGGTCCTGTAGTTTATTCGACTTGGCATTGTTGTTTATCACCAAACACTCGTAGTTTTCAGTACACTGATCCATGACTTGACAGAAGGACTCAAAAGTCGGAAACATGCCCGCGTAATTTTCATAGATTCTTTTTCGATTGCCAATATACGGCTCTCGCAGGATAAATACATAGTCAATATTGGTTCTTAAATTTGGAGGGATACCTAAAGGATATTGCATTGTGATGACCAGCATAATCTTCCAATGACGGCCGTTCATAAAGAGGAGGCGCATCATAGTGTCGCGGGTCCATTTATTATCGAATAAACAATCATCAAGGACGACAAAGGTTCGGGGGTCTATGGTGCTCCGTTTATATGATTCTATTTCTTTTTTCACTTGTTTTAGGACTGCTTTTTGTCGTTTCAGGATATTTTCTATGATGGCGGTGTTGTATGCGTCATGGATGAAGAGTTTCGGCACGTGTTCTCCGAAGAATCCGTTTCCTGCTTCCGTTCCTGAAATGACGGTTCCAATTGGGATGTCCTGATGGTAGTACATGAGATCTTTTACTAAAAAACTTTTACCGGTGTCACGTCGACCGATCAGGACAATCACTGGACCTTTATTTTCATCGGGTCTAAAGCTGATGGATCGCATATCGAATTTTCCTAATTCTAAATTCATTTGTATTAATTTATATTTTTTTCGAGAAAGTAGAGAGAAGCGGGAATAATAGTTAATGTGAATATGAATAAATATAAATATATAAAATATGAATATGATTAAATGAAATAATATATTTAGTTAATTTAAACTCATTTTTTTTATAAATTATTATAATATTATTATAATATTATAATATTACAATATATAAATATGACGTTTCCAGTTTATTGTATTAATTTGAAAGAACGAATAGATCGAAAAAAGCATGTTGAAAAAGAGTTTAAAAAAATAGATATTCAACCGATCGATGTGATATTTCTAGATTTTTATCGTCACAAAAAAGGCGGAAGGTATGGTTGTTATGATTCGCATATGAAAGTGTGGAATGATTTTTATATAAATTATCCTGATAAAGAAATGTGTATTATATTCGAAGATGATTTTGAAGTGACAGAAAATAGTAAACTTTATTTAAAAAAAGCGATTTCATTTATTGAAAAAAATAAAGATAATATAGATATTTTATTCTTACATGATAAATTTGTCAGTTATAGTGAAGACAGAGATAAAGATAAACATTGCATAGATGATAAATATTTTATAAATGGTTATGGATTATTAACACATGCATACATTGTTACAAGAAAATATATAAAATCGATTCTTGATAAAAATAATAATCATTTACCACAACCAAGTAAAATACATTTTGATATAGACATTAATATGGAACAAAAAAGTGTTGTATATTCTAAAAATATTTATTATTGTAAAAAATCAGTATTTATCCAAAAAAATAATTCCGAATCGGATAATTATATTAATAAACTTGATGAATTCATAAGAAAAAAATATGGTAATTATATGTCACTTCATATTGGTATACAATTTATTAAGCATATTAAATTATTATTAAAAGATGATTATAAAACACAACGAGTTTTCATGCGTTTAAGTAAATTATATGTAAAATAAAAAAATAGTAAAAATAGTTTATTATTAGAGAATATTTTTTAGTATTATTAATTTTTTGTAAATAATATTGTTGATATATAAGTTATATCAACATATTAACAAATATACTCATCGAAAAAATAAGATAAAATAAGACAACCCCCATGTCAAATAAATCTGTAAAAAAATATAAAAATTGTAAAAATGGTAAAACAAGGAAATTCTTATACAATCCGAATGATCCTAAAAAATCGTTTGATGTGTATATTGATAAAAATCCGAGAGATACGATACACATAAAGTATAAAACGGTGGATGATGTAAAGGCAACGATTCGCAAATTGGAGCAACTGTATAAGGATAAAAAGTATACACATAAGCGCATATGGCAGGTGGGAATGATTATGAATGTCCGATTAAAAGTGTTACAAAATAAAAAACCGAAGGAGTATCATTTAGCTAAAAAGTATTTTGATTTTCTTAGCACTAGAACAAAAATGGACGATAAGGATCGTTACAAGTCAAAATTTCAAAATTTATAGTATAAAAGTAACTATAGAAATATTATTATGAAAAATATTCTCGTGAAAAATAAGTTTAAATACTTGTATTTTTCTATATATAGACAGTATTAATTTCATTTATATAATTTTTATATTTCAAGTAATAATTATTTTATTTAATATTTAAATCATTTTCTCTCTATCTCTCTATAATATGTCTTGTATAAAAAATGCATTCGAGCTATATTATCAAAAGCCAAGAAACGATAATCTTCTTAAAAATTTAGAAGAAACGCGCATGGGACTTTCTCATTGTCAGAATTTTATTCCGCTGTATTCCACTTTTTTTTCTTTGAACGACACAAACTATAATTCCATTAATTTGAATCAAGTATTTAGTATACAGTCGATAGGTTATTGTGAATCTAATAGTGGATCTGGTTCTGGATCTGGTTCTGGATCTGGTTCTGAAGAAGAACAAAATAGTCAACATTTTAAAAATATTGCAAATGCAAGTGTTAAAAAAAAGGATGATGATAATGTTGTCGACGTTCCTGTTTTTTTTAAATTCTCTCCGCTTTTGGATCCTATAAAATATCTGGCTGGCAGTTATGATACGCAAAATGAAGCATTACTCCATCTTCCAGAGTTGCATTCTTTGCCGATTTCTACTTCCAGGTCTGATAAACATGATAAAGATAAAGATAAACATTATTGTCACCCAAAATTATTGGATCCAAACAATGCCGCATATGTTGATGGTTTTTTCTCATACTTGTCGAGTCAATTATTACACACTCATGATTTCATACACGGTATTGATTTTTACGGCGCGTACTTGGCAACTCAAAAGGATTTTACTTTCAATATGTTTGACGACCAAGAGTATTTAATGAAGAATGATTTTTTTAAAGATAAAAATGGAGTTCTTTTTTATTACGACGAAGCAGAATGTCAAAATATTCTAACATGGAATCAAGACAAAAAGGGCGGTAATAAAGAAACAAAAAGTAAAAATTCTAAAATACAAATTTCAAGTGGTAATGTCGAAATTATTGCCGATTGCATTGAGACATGTGAAAAATCCGATAATCCGGTCACTGCCATCATTGATATTGAATTGGTCGATTTGTCGAAATCACACATTTTTAAAATAAATGATGATACTGATGACAATAATAATAACGATACTAACGAAAGTAACATTAATAATAACGAGAATAACGATGGTCTCGATAATTATAATAAATGCGGAGAATGTGATTCGCAGCATTCATCATCTTCGTCTTCTTGCTCGTCGCGCTCATCTCACACTACAAATGGGTCGCTTTATAATATGAGCGACAATAACAATGATTCTATTTCTGACGCTGACTCTTATAATGAAAGCGACGAAGGCGACGAAGGCGACGAAGGCGAAGAAGAAGAAGAGGAAGAAGAGGAAGAAGAAGAAATTTTGAATGCAATTATTTACGATTTTCCAGTTGAAGTGATTGCGCTTGAACGGTGTAGCAAGACGCTCGACTATTTGATGGTGAAAGATATTTTATCGGATGAAGAGTGGGAGGCCGCGCTAATGCAAATTGTCATAACGTTGGCCACCTATCAGAAACTATTTGCGTTTACGCATAATGACTTGCACACAAATAACATCATGTACAATGAAACCGACAAAAAATTTATATATTATTGTTTCAATAAAAAGTTCTACAAGGTTCCCACGTTTGGCAGAATATTTAAAATTATAGATTTCGGCCGCGCCATTTATACATTCAATTCCAAGCTGGTATGCAGCGACAGTTTTCATAGAAGCGGAGATGCCGCAACCCAATACAACTGCGAACCTTATTTCAATGATAAGAAACCGATTGTTGAACCGAATTACAGTTTCGATTTATGCAGATTGGGATGTTCTCTTTTTGATTTTTTTATTGACGACCTTGAAAGTGTGGAGTCCGAGTGTAAAAAGAGCCGTTTAACCAAGTTAGTTGTTGACTGGATAACGGACGACAACGGGCGAAATATTTTGTATAAAAAAAGTGGCGTTGACAGGTATCCTGATTTCAAATTATACAAGATGATTGCAAGAACTGTCCACAATAAAGTCCCATCTCAGCAGCTTATAAAACACGCCGTTTTCACCCAGTACGAAATACCGCAAAAGAATATTAAAAAATCATTCACCATTTTGAATATTGATAGTATTCCAAGTTATATTTAACTTTTAATTAGGGATACGAAATCCATATTTAATTTTTTTAATTTAGAAATTTATAATATTATTTTTTTAACTGTTATATATAAAGTATATTTTTATTTTATATTTTATATATTTTATGGCTGCCGCCGTCGCACCCTTACAACAATTGCCATTAGAACCATATGATATTATTTGCGGTCCGGATTTTAATGGTCAAAATGTAGCTTGTTCTCCTCCAAACCAACGGTTAAAAATATATCTAGCAGCTTTTATAAATTTATTTGTAAATTCATTATTGATTGAATCTGGATATGGAAAAGAATCTTGCACTCCTGTTAATAAAAAGCGACTAAAACAAACCATGTTTGTAATATGTTCAACTGTTCGTTTTTATACAATGTTTGCCACTTACATGCAAGAGATGCCGAGCATTAATGTTGACGGTGTAAGGACATCCCTCTTCAATCTTAATTATATACCACCCACGCCAAATTTTCAGTTCGACGCCGGAACGCGTATAGATTGTAAAATATTACATTTATTTGTAGGAGGGCTTGCTTATCATATGCTGGCAACAGTAGGGTGGTTAAGAGAACCGCATCCCGGATCACCCGGAGTGACATTAAATGGATTTTATGCTAATTTTTTACCCAGTGATGCGCTAGTTCCTCAGAATGTGAGAGACGCGTGTTATCACACTATCGGAACTTCTATACAGAAAGCATATGTTACGCATAGTGTTTTATTTTTTGGAATTGGTAGCGGAACTGGTACTACTGAAGACGAATTGAGACGACGACCTGGACATATTACAACATATGTAGCAAACACTGCCACATTAAACCCTCCAATTCCTGAATCAAATATTGTCTGGAATAATGCAAATCAGATATTATCAAATATGATTTTTTTATCATATAAAGACCAGTCAGGCGCTGATATTGAAATTATACTCCGATCGGTCCAATCGGTAATGGGTGGAACGCTTCTGATTCGGGACATGATGAACCCTGATAATTTTCAAGTATGGCAAATTTATAATGTGGAAGTAGCTACCGACAATTACGTTCAATACAGTGTGTTTGTGACAGGAGGTCAATGGCAAGTGCCAAATGGTACAATGTGCCAAATCATTATAATTGGACCCGAACAAACTGTTCCGACTATAACTGACGAATTATATCATCAAATAACCAATTTTACGAGACAATTAGGTGGTGTAAAAAAAAGACAAAATAAAAGCAAACGAAGAAAAAATAACAGATCAAATAAAAAAGTAAAAAGTAGAAGACGTCACAATGTAAAACGCTCTTATAGACGCAATCGCTTTTATTAAAATTAATATGTTAAATTATAAAATAAATCATATACTAGATTTATCTATTGTAAAAACAATATCATCATAACGATTTTTATTGGGCCTTAAGTCATAAATTCTAATAAATTGTTTCAAATGCGATGGAACCTCATCTTTAAGTACATTAATCCAGTCAATACTTTGAACATCTTCAATTATTAATATACCGTCGTTAGTCATTATTTGTGAATATAATCTTATAAATTGTTTCATACTTTCTAAACTATGCGGTCCATCATCTAGCATAAAATCACATTTGATATTTTTATTTAAAAAATTATCAATGAAAAATGTTTCATTGTATGCGTCACTTGATGTATGTAGTATAATATTTTCTTTATTTTTAATACCTTCCCAAACATTATTGATGTGCATTATGTCTAACCCATACACCGTTGCATTTGTAAAAAAATCACTCCACAGTTTTATACTTCCCCCATGATATATTCCTATCTCTAATACATTTTTAGCAGTTTCCTTTTTAGTTATCAATAAATTTTGATAAAGGTCTAAATATGAATGCACAGTATTTTTGTCAGTTCTCGAATTATCTACTATACTTTGTAAACTCATTTTATATATAAAAAAATGTATTATTTTTATATATAAAATAATATAAAATAATAATATATATTATTATATTATTATTATATATTATTATTTTATATTATTATTTTTTTATTTTTATTATTGTAATAAATATATACATACAAATTATAGATGACGGTCGTAACCACTCCGAGACAGAATGCTCCTATAAACTTTAGGACATCAAATTCGCTGAGAACAACAAAAGTGCCACATTATGCCACTAAAACCGCCACTGCAAACAGTTCAGTACCCGGACTACATCGTCCCAACACAAACGGCGTTTCATCAAATATAAATCAGCACGATTTTAATGGCCCTGAATTTAAAGCGCGCCCCATCAAGCACTGGAGGCGCCAACACATTCCCACATCAGTTGCAAATTCTGACAATCAGGCAACTTATATAGCTTCATCATCTTCAGGTGGGGGTGCAACAGTCGGACTGTTAATGGATCGACCCGGTGCGGTATCGTATCTTGGATCTTCATGTAAATGCGCCGAACCCGGCGGAAATTCGTATACCATTAGCGAATATTTTACTGAGAATCCGAAACCGTCGGGCATCATTGTTCGTAATCAAGGATCCGTCAGCGTGAACTATGACGGTGGAAATAATCCGGATGGGTATGAAATCAACACTGGTATTTACGCCACAAAATGCATTGCGTGCAACCCGCCAAACAATGTGAGTCGAAGTGCATCCACGCTTTTAAGTCGAGCGTACTATTCGGATACAACCGGATATTTGGTATCGAGGTGCAAAACGTACCAGCAAAATGCATCGATTAATCGCGCCGCCGGCGTAACATACACCGGACCCAACAATGAACATTTGTGGCCAACGAATGATAAAAATGGCCCGCAAGTTTATAGAACCAATGACATTTATAAACCGCGCGTGAGTCCATATACGTGCAAAAACGGAACAGGGGCATCACCCGTTATTTTTAAACCCAATAATCACCAGTACTCGATTCAAGGTGCGGTAGATAGCAGCACCCGAATTGAAAAACTCAAGCTGACAACTATTACCACGAATGCCAACTCTTTGAGAACCGCGTTTGGAAACGAAGCGGCTAGCGCGTGCAGGTTCACGGGAAGCGGCGATACCCCCTATTTTCTCAAAAATAAATATCAACCACCTATTTGCAGCCAAATAAATACGGTTAAATTATATCGGCAGAATAAACGTATATGCAGTTTATAACCTCTAAAAATAAGTATTCTAAAAAACTTGTGTTAAACTTGTGTTAAACTTGTGTTAAACTTGTGTTAAACTTGTGTTAAACTTGTGGAGGGATAACCGTAACATTATTGTCTAAATACGGACACTTGACGGCATTTGGTTTCAGCGCAAAACAATTGTATGCCATGTCCTTATACTGAAACATGTCTTGATTGTCAACTGTCGGATAAACAACCACAGACCGCTGAGATGGAGAGGATAAATAAATAAACAACATGCCTACAAGAAAACTAATTATAAAATATTTAATTGAAATATATTTCATTTTTTAACTAATAAAATAAAATAAAATGAATTGTTATATTTTATAGATATATAGATATAGCTATAAAATAAAATAATAATTATTAATTTATTAATAATTTTATTAATAAATTTTAAAATAGTGTCTAATAATAGTATATAATAATGATTAATTTAAAGGATTGGATACATAAAGAAAATAGCAAGTATATTATATCGATAATTTTGGGTCTTGGTTTAGCCGCATTATTTAGAAAAGCGTGCAAAGATGGCGATTGTCTTCATTTTGAATCTCCGCCCATTAAGGATCTGACAAATGGAAATGTTTATAAATACGGAAACGAATGTTATAATTATAATATTTCCACACAAAAATGCGATTCAAATAAAAAAACGGTTGAGTTAAGCAATGGATTGCGTAATATGATATAGTATAATTTTATTCATTATATTTAGAAGAAAATATATAAAAAATATAATGAATGATACAACAAGTATTGACGACTTGCCTGGAGTTCCCGCCATAAGCGGTCATGGTCCCGGTGTTGTCCAAAACACAATGAGTTCTGAAACTCCTGTTCAAACATATAATCCAAATATTTCAACAATGCCATCACAGCAGCAACAGCAGCAACAGCAGCAACAGCAGCAGCAACAACCAATGTCGCAAACAACCGTTGCATCCAACATGAATGTAAACGAATTTGTGTCCGGACTACAGCGCGCAACCAGTTCTGGGCTAACAGCTCTTCCCATTCGCGATGTTCCCAGAAATACCGAATCCGTTGTTTCAGACGAACAAACGGTGCCGAATTTTATTCCCAAAGCTCCCGTCGATTATATACGCGAACATCATGAAGATACCCAAACTTTTATGGGACATCGCGCGAGATCGGCAAACCAGTCAGAGTCACTAGATTTAATTTACGACACGCTGCAAGTTCCCATCCTTTTAGCAATTCTTTATTTTACATTTCAGTTACCGGTTATGCGAAAATACTTGCTGATGTACTTGCCAAGCATTTTTAACAAGGATGGTAATCATAATCTTTCAGGGCTGCTTTTTATAAGCATTTTATTTTCATGCACATATTACGGTATTAATTTTGTTCTTAACCAATTTGTTCTAGAATCTGAATAAATGATATTTTTTTATTTTCCTATAATATCTTATTTATATTTATTTATGAAAATGCTTTTTTATGCGTTTTGATCTTAATAATCGTCGTTGTGATCGTTGTGATCGTTGTGATCGTCGTGATCGTTGTGATCGTTGTGATCGTCGTCGAGTTGAATGTTTACTGTTTTTATTTTTATTTTTATTTTTATTTTTATTTTTAGTATTGTTTCTGCTTCTTGACCCGCCTGGTGATTGGGGTACTAATGCCATTATTTTTCGATAAATTTCGCTGTTGCCATGTTGCAATAAACATAATTCAACCGTTTCAAAACATGGCAACTCGTTATCTACAGGTAAAAATTGTAAAATGAAACTATTTCTTCTACTTTTTTCTTTTTCAATGATATCACGCATGTCATCGATGCTGATATCCAATATACCGCTCATAGAAAGCACTTTGTAAGAGAGTCCAAGTAAAAATAAGTTCATTTGTTTTTGTTTCCTATGTAGATGGCCAATAACATGGTTTACACCATCAACTCCAACTCTTTCCGGTATTGTTATTTCATCGCGAACTCTTCCAACATCAATTCTGCATACGTTTATAAACTTATATAACAGATCTGATGCCAATTCCGATGGCTCTGTAAAAGAGAATATTATTTTTTTCAAATCTAATATTGCTTGTAGATTTGTTGTTTCCCCCGTGTTATAATATTGAATAAAAAAATCTACAAATGCATTTATCATTAGTAATATTATTTTATTTGCAACAATTAGATTAGCTGGATCATATTGATATTTTCCAAATATGTTTGGTTTATTGCAATCCACTCTATTGGCAACTACAACTCCATGTTCATCTATATTACACACCAATTGGGGAATATCTAAACCCAAACTTATTCCGTAAATTGTATTCATTTTTTTTACTTGTATTACTTTTTTTACTAACTTATACTAAATTAAATAAATATAATATTATTTTTTATTTATTTAATTACTTATATTAAAACGTCTTAGCTGGTAATATTCTCCCTCCCATTTGCTTCCTTGATCCTCTTTTTTTTTTAGTCGAGCCAAATTTACCTTTTTTTGTAAAATAACCATACTTTTCAAGACGCATTTCTTTTTTAGCGGTAATGTGTTTTTTTTTACTCACAATGTATCCCTCTTTATTATAAAGTAATTTGTCTTTGGTTAGTTCGCCGGTGGTCATGTACGCAGTCCCATTAATGACTTGAGTTCGAGACCCGCGTATTTTTTCATACGTATTTCCTTTAATGTTATAAAGACCAGTTTTTTTATCTCTTGTGTATCCCATTACTTATTATATTAATATTTAATATAATTACTAAATATTTTTATTTTTATTTTATTTTACATTTTTACATTTAAATAAATAAATACCAATAAAAATTCGTAAAATAAAAATTCATTATACGAATAAACCCATCTGCTTAGCCCAATAGCCACTATGGGATGAGGACTCAAACTTATTATAAAAATAAAAATAAATATAAAATAAACCAAACTTTATTACCTATTTATGTCTTAATGTGCTTTACGCGATTTGCGTGATTTGCGCGATTTCTTACTACGAGTTCCTTTCTTTTGGGTTTTCTTATCGCCAATAAAAACAGAACCAAATTTACCTTTGCCAATTGGAACCCATCCCGCCTTCTTAAGACGATTCTCGCGTTTGGCAGTTGCATGTTTGCGCCTGGAAACGATTCTTCCGTATTTGTTGTACATGAGGTGACTCTTGGTCAAACCGCCTACGGTTTTATACGCCGTGCCATGCATAACTTGGGGCCTTGATCCCCTTATAATAGAATAAGTATGTCCAGCAAGATGGTACATTCCATCAGAACCTTTTTTTGCCATTTTATTATGTTTATTATGTTTATTATATATTTATGATAAGAAAATAAAATATTATATTTTGTATAATAAATATAATATATTTTGTATAATAAATATAATAAATGTTAAATAAAATTCCTAAACTTGTTTCAATTAAAGATTTAAATTTTAAATATAATAATAATTATAAAAATGATACAATAATATCCAATAATATCCAATATTAGTTAGCAGCGCGAAAAACAAATGGTTTGAGGGCCTGCAATCGCGGGACCAACGCTACAATTTTGATACGGCATATAACGATTTGTTGATGTATAACCCGGCCCTGACCCGCCCGGACACCCAGCCCATTTTCCAAAAGCATTCAGTGGTTTGTTTGCATATTGAAAACGCCCCCCTCCTTGAAATCGTGATGTGGTGATAATAATAGAGTTTCTTACATATCTTGGCACCAAACTTGTGTTTGCGTTGTCAATATTATATTGAAAAACAGGAAGAGGACAATTTCCTCTGCATAAACTTCTACCTTTAACGTACACCATTTTAGTTCCTTATTATATGTTATGTGTATATATTTTATTATTATTTGAAGTATTTACATAATTTTCAAGTATTTTCGAGTAGCGTTTTTTTTCCGTGACAGTTTCTGCACAGTGCAATTAAATTGCTTACATCATTGCTCCCTCCTTTGAATAGAGGAATATGATGATCGATTTCATACGTATAATCCAGCATTTGTCTACATGTTCCACACTTCCATTCTTGATTGCTTGCGATCATTTTTTTAGTTAAAGATGTCACATTTCGTTTGTGAATCTTACACTTTTTATTACCACCATCATTTTTGAGATTGTCGTATTCTTCTTCTGTTATTATTACATATGGTGATAAATCTGTTATTTCGCTTGATTCTTTTACTTGTGTAATTGTTTTATTGTTTTTACCATTATATAAATAGTATATACCGTCGTATGATTTGTATACGACATATGTTCCTAATTTAAAAACACATTTACATAATATGCTGGATATTGCATCTAATAAAAATAAAAAGACCATACAAATTATTAATATAGAGTACTATACTATTATCTATAATATATTTTTATAATATTTTTATCCTATTTTATTATTATTTTATAAAAATTGAAAATAGTGCTATATGCTATAAAATAGATACATACAGACAAAATAGTGAGAGGAATAATCATGTCATCTGCCGATACAACAGAAACTGCATCTTTTGCCGATACAGTAACTGCATCTTTTGCCGATACATCGTCTTTGCGCATGGAAATCAATGGACGCCCATTTTACATTAAAACAAAAAATAATGTGCCTTACATTTATGACATTGACACTCATGATCAAGTTGGATATTGGTCTTCAAAAAAAGGGGCATATGTCATGTTTTCATTATATAATAAACTCATGAATGATTTGAAGCAAAAGTCAGGGGGGTCATTACCGGATTCAGAGTCCGATTCGTCGTCGTCGTCATCATTAGATGAAGAATATTCAGAAGAAGAAGGTGAAGAGGGCGAAGAAGAAGAAAGCGAAGAAGAAGAAAGTGACAGCGAAAGCGAAGAAGAAGAAAGCGAAGAAAAATGCGAAGTTATCACCCCTATATCAGAAAAACAAACCACTACCTATTCGATTGTCATGTTATTTTTCGTCCTTTTCATATATTTGACATTGCAAAAGGAATTTCAGACGATATATTTCGATTTTGTCTTTATTATTTTAATTAATTTGCTCAATACATCAAAGGCATTCGAAATATTAAATGACGAATAAATATGAATTATATGTTTGTGTTACATTGTGTTAAAGTTTACTATTATTTTGTTTTTTTAGTTCCATATTCTCTCTAGCTGTTTTGTTATAAAGCTCTTTTAATTGGCGATTTTGTTCTTGTAATTTATAAATGTCATCTTGCAACCCGAATATTATTTTTTGCTGAGATTCGATTTTCTGAAATATTTCAGGGCTCGTTTTTACAATTTCATCATAAAGTCGCTTCTTTGCATCTTGTTTCTCAATAGCGGCTCGCTTCATTTCCTCTTTTTTTTTAATCATTTCTTGTGTTTCTTTCATTACATCCGGCTTCATTATCGGCTCTCCTGGCGGATATTCAAGAAGCGCCGTTTCAAGATTCATAAAAAAATCTATAACGCTTTCATCTTTAATAAAATCATGCACCGTTTTGTCAGAGAGACGCATAACATTACTAAATGGATCTTGTAGCAACATGCGCTTATCAAAAGTATTGTGTCGATGAGAAAAAACAAGAATTGTTTTCATAGAATCCAGTTGAACGAATGGAACAGTGTATCCCTTTAAAAATTCCCGTTCTTCTGCCAAACATGCATCATTATTGTATTTATGCTCTTGTAGTAACTCTTTTCGGAATGCAAATGTTCCCGCAGTTGCATGATTGGGTCCATACGGTCCGAATTGCACCATTTGATTCGTATCCTTGAAATAAATATACATTTCGCTGCTTCCGGCACATAACACGGTGGGATTTTTTATCAAGGTCTCTACTGCATGCGAGACGCGTTCCGGCGGATAATAGTCATCATCATCCATATAGACAATTATGGACCCGCGAGCTTTGTTATGCATAACGTTTCGTTTTTTCCCGAGTGTCAACTTCTTATCAAACTTGAAATATGAAACGAGCGGGTGATCGGAAACCAGATCTTCAATCTTATCCGTTCCGTCGTCTACAATAATCCATTCCATTTTATCCTTCGGATATGTTTGACTGTCAACACACTTTATTAAATTTAAAATAAATGGTCTCCGATTAAATGTTGGTGTGCAAATGCTGATAAATGGCATGACAAATGGCATGGAAGTTTCGGGCATAGAATAAATTATTTGATTAATTAATTAATTTATTTAGTAATTAATTAAATGTACAAATTGTCTTTAGATGGATTTAGAACGCATACATATTAAATAAAAATAACCCCACTGCAACCAAAACATAGTATGGCTCGTTCTCTTTCAAATATTTAAATGCATTCATAACCATTCCAATACTGAACAATAGCAACCACAGTGTCTTCTTTTTCTTGAATACTTCAAATACTATTTTTGTTTTGGTTGCTTCATTGTTTTGCACGAATGGAATCCATAAAAAGAGCAGAATGGCCTGGAATATGAATCCAAAGAAATTAAGGAAAGGTGGTATCCACGATAACAGAAAAAGTCCTAGCGTCCATGCTAATCCTGCCAACACAAATCCGCTGTTATAAAATTGAAATGCATACGTCATAAAAAACCCGATAAATCCACCGTACATTCCGATAACGTAAATAAACAGAACACCTATAGCCATTATTGCATTTTCTATGATTCCGTAGGTATCATTCTGATCTTGTAACAATAATGAACTCAAGCTTGAACACACCATTTTTATAAATGCTCTGAATGTTGCATACGTATTTTTCGAAGACATGGAAAGCCAAAATGAAAAAGACGTGTATTCTATGAATGCGTTTGGATCTTTTAATTCTTGTTTAATAACATTGCACGTTTTGGAACAGGTGTTGCCCTCGTCATCTCCAGGATCGCAATATAAGTTATAAGGGAACCCATACGAGTATAAAGCATCATCTGAAACTTCAGCTGTTTGCGCCGCCATACCCCCCAATCTCGGATCAGACGGGACACAATACGGAAAGGCGTTTATATTAGATGGCATAAACTTGTTTAATAACCTTTTTGAAATTGACATGCGAACTAATACTAGAAACGATGCACCTAAATATCCGATAATGCATACCTGAATAAATAGAAAAAATAAACTCTTGAAAAAGTCGGCATATGGTGCAATAGAAGGGTTCATGTTACCTGATGGGTCGGTTGCATTACCTGAAGGGTCGGTTGCATTACCTGAAGGGTCGGTTGCATTACCTGATGCGTCGGTAGAAGAAAATGGTGACAATGATGGGAACAAATTTCCAAACAGCCCGTTACCTGATGCGTCGACCGTATTACCTGATGCGTCGACCGCATTACCTGATGCGTCGACCGTATTACCTGATGCGTCTGTTGAAGAAAATAATGAAAAGGGTTCCAAATTATTTGAGGATGGTAAAAATAAATCTTTTATACTTGTTGTCCCATTTAAAAATGACAAAACCATTCAATATTTTAAAAATGTAAAATAAATATTTTTTTAGTAATAATAGTAATAATATATAGTTATAATATACTTATAATTAAAAATAAAATATTATCATTCATTTTATTTTTATTTTATTTTATTTTAAATAATGTGATTTCTCTCTAATCTCTCTAAAATATTCCTTAAACATTAGATCTGATTTGTATAATAATCATTCGATCGCATTTCATTTCTAAATATAGTTTTATATTTTCTATGATAGAGAGATTGGAGAGAAATCACATTAATTAAAATGAAAATAAAAATAAAATAAAAATAAAAATAAAAGTAACCAATCAACTCATTAAATATATTTTACAAACATACTTAAAGCTGTGACAATATTAATGTTATAAGTAGCAATCAATATAAGATGGCAACAGCATGTGGTTCTTGTGATAAGAAGTTGGCGGGATGTGTAAAGTGGTTCAATATGAAGACGGGATTCGGATTTTTGACCGTTGTTCAGGGTGTTTGTGGAAACGATCTTAAAGTTGGAAGTGAGATTTTTGTTCATCATTCCAATGTCAAAGTGGCAGAGGAGCAATACAGGTTTTTGGTTCAAGGCGAATATGTCGAGTTTGATGTTTCCAATGTTGCCAATGGACAGCATTCGTGCCAAGCGGTCAATGTGAGTGGAATGTTTGGAGGCAAATTGATGTGCGAGACGCGAAATGAGGTGCGTCAGCAGCGCGGCGGTCATGAAGGTGGTGATGACGAGGATGACTCGTATGTTCCCGTGTTGAGAAGGTCAAGTTCGTCATCTTTTTCTTCTTCTTCCAACCCTACATCTGAATCTCGTTCATCATTTACAAGGACGCGGGTCGGTGATCGCGGCGTTCGTAGGTAACTTTTGAATTATCAACTGTGACATGTGATATACAAAAAATAAAATAAAATAAAACAAAATAAAATAAATCGATATCAATGTTTGATTTATTTTATCCTAAAAATTCGAATACTTTTATATTATAATAAGAAATATAAAGACAATTCCATTATTGTTGTATTTTGTTGGGTTTATATAATTTCCGTAAAATAAATACATCGTAAAAAATAAAAAATATAAATAATGTGGTCGACAATATTACTTTAAATATATCAATTGGATCATTATTTGGAAACATAATTTTTTTATAATACGGAATATAATACAAACAGTACCATAAAGACAGTGGAATTCTAACAAAAAAAATACAGAATGTTCTATATAATTTCAATAATCGTGCATTATTTTTTAATACATTATTCATGGCCGATATGCATTCCATAATTAAAACATTACTCAATTGTAATGGAGTAATTTGTATGAAACTCGCATAAGTAATTGTAGCAATAAAATGATGAACAACCAAATCTTTTCTGTATAATATTTTTCGATGTTTAGATGATGTCATGTGATATGTATCCCAACCCAAATAAAACAACATCAGCAAACAATTTTGATAATATGGTGTAAAAAAATGGATATTAGAGTTTGCGGGATTGGGATCAAGATCAAATACTGAGTAATTATACCAACTATATAGAGACATGGTGCACATGGCGTAAATGAAATAACAACGTTTTTTTATATGTTCGGACTGAATAATATCCATTATTATAATAAAATTAAATTACTTTAAATATTTGATAAATATTATGATTAGTATATTATAAAATAATATTCTTATATTATTTTTTATAAAATATAAATTTATATTTCAATGTGTCTATTTTTTACCACTTTATTTGCAAGAGTGAATGCCTTCTTTTTATGATCACATCCATCTTTCAAAATATGATAATCGACAATCGCGGCATTGCCGCCTGTAATGGAGCTTGCTAAACGCGCTAGTCCCCATGATTGTGCCGTTTGATTGGGCCTTGAACCTGAAGAATAATATGCACCTTCCCCTTTTTTAACGATTTTGTTCAGAGCGTCTAAAGAACATCCAGTTTTTTTTACAAGTTCTTTATTTGGAGTTACATTTTTGATCCCGTATATTTTTTGGGCGCGTTGAATATGCGAAGATTTTTTATTTTTAAAAGATGCCACTTTTTTCCGTGTAAAATATTTTTTATTTTTATACATTTTTCGTGACTTTTTCAACATGTTCAATTGAAGTTTATTATCTTTACTGGATAAATGTTTAGGGACATATCGATTCGGTATACTATGATATCTATTTCTTCTTCTACTATATTCTTTAATCTTCATTTTTTTAAAAAAATATTATTATTATTCTTATTATATTATATAAATAATATTATATAATATAATAATATATTAATAGTATTTAATGCGCACCGCTGTTTATATTAATGATTATAAATCACAAGTTAATATAAATGATAATTTTTTTTTAGAAAGTGATAATGGTGCAGAGTTTCCATGTTCTGCCGAATACATATTATTGTCACGTGGAAAAGATGAGATGATTTTATTTAATCAAAAAACAAATGCTTATTTTGGCGGACTATATAGTCAATTATATTTCATTAAAGGAAAAATTAGATTGAATGGTGTAAAAATACATTATTTTGCTTACTATTTTTCATCATATAATAAAAACAATCTTTTAGAAGTTAGATCTTCACGAGAGAAAGATTTAGGAAAATATAATTGGTGTGTTAAGCATAAAATCGGCGACACTACTAAAACGGTTGATCAACTAGCCGAACTTGCCAAACAAGTAAAAGCTGCATATATTGAAAAGAAAAGAAGATGTTGAAGAAGCATTTAAAAACGGTACTGAGCTACGTGTACAGTATACAATTTCCCTTAATCGCTGATGCCGATATCAAAAGATTATAATAATAAAAATATATGGTTGGAGTAGCTGAATGTGGACTTGGTGACTCTACAAGTATTTTTAAAAGTTTTGCATTCGGATTGGAACGCATTGAATATACAATATTCGGATTACCTTACCCATCTAACAAGTAATCGTTCCACCATTTTTTACCGTTGCCGTCGTTGCAATTTGATATTTTAGTTTCAAGTTTTCAATCACCATGTCTTTTAATTCCCCATCTTTTTTATACCACTGAACTTCTTTCTCATGCAATTCATCCTTATGTTGAATTGTTATTTTAAGTCGCGCAATCACATTCTCGTGCTCCTTAATCCCGTCTTTCAACTCGATAATCTGATTCTGAAGTCCGCGCGTTGCACCCGCAAATTCCTCCCCAATTCGCCGGTATAATTTCTTTATATTTGCAAACTGTTTTTCATCCAATGCAACCAGCTCATTGTATCCCTGCGGTGTTTTCATGCGCGCATCCCATGCGGTAAACGTTTCGCGCACTTCACTTTCTGCTTCAGATGTGTATTTTGTATCAATAATTTGAAACACCCCCGTAGTCACAGTAACACCTGGTAACTTTGAATATTCGGCTTCGAGTTCAATGACTCTGCGCGCCAAATCATCCGTGAAACCAAACTTATATACGATTGAATCATCCGGAATATTTTCACAAATTCTGAATGTTTCGCGCAATTCGCGCACTTTTCCGAGCGACATTAAATAAATCGATGGAAAGTTGGCGGCATGTTTGTCGAATATCGCCTTTAATGTGCGCGGAGAAGTATTCAAGATTTCAGCGCCGAGTTTCACCTTTTGATCCCTTGTGCCCATCTGAATGGTAAAGAGCTTCTCTTCTGCCCAATCTTGAAATTTATCCACATTCTTATTTCTAGACACGAATAAAACCCGCAATAAACCCTTATATGTTAGGTATAATGTTGTCTTGGATGGTTTATTCGTGTTTTTAGAGTTCACAATGTGTACTCTAGATTCACGTTTAAACGTAGTATAATGGATTCCGCGTTTATAACCACGTTCTTTAAACATAATATTTTTGTCTAAACTCGGAAGTTCAAATCCAACACTCACATCTTTCACTTTAAAGTAAATTTTATTTCTTTGCCTTTCCCCCCGCGTTTCTATTTCAATGACATTTCCATCTGCGTCATGGAATTTTTCACTGTCATCTAAATGTAATAGTGGCGGAGCATTTTCTACTCCTCCTCCTTCTTCTACAATTTCGTCTTCATCTTCCTCATCAGTATTCAATGCTTCTGAGTCGCATTTGGGTGGTGGAGGAGGAGTTGTAATTTGTGGCAACTCTTCTTGTTGTCTTTGTTTTTCTTCCTGTTGTCCTTGTTTTTGTTGTGCTAAAACTATTTTTTTTTTAATAATAATTGAAGATGACTTGAAATAATTCGAATCAACCCATTGTTTCGAAATGAGCAGTTGGGCTTTTTTGCATGCATCGTTGGATAAATTCCATTTTTTTGTTAATTTTTCAAATGTTGCATAAATATACTCAGATTCGGGTATTTCCTTTTTTGTAATAATGTTTCTCGGCTTGGAAGTACATCCATAATAAAATTCAGGTTTAAAAGCTTGTAAATCTTTCGAGTTGTAATATTCACAGTTACTAATAAGGATGGGTAAAGGCACGACAGAAGGCACGACAGAAGGCACGACAGAAGGCACGACAGAAGGCACGACAGAATGAACAATGGGTTGCATTTTGTTACAATGTGTGTGTGTGAATGAATGAATTATAATTGAAAAAAAAATAAATCAATTTTATTATAAAAGTAAATTTAAAAAACTAAACATTTCTTCTTATTACCTTCTTGATCTTGACGATCTTTTAGCTTTTCTGGACGATCTTTTAGCTTTTTTGGATGATCTTTTAGCTTTTTTGGATGATCTTTTAGCTTTTTTGGATGATCTTTTAGCTTTTTTTTTTAATTTTTTATCTGATTTTCTGTATGATTTACTTCCCCCACCCATGTTACCAGCGGAGGCAACGACTGAGCTTTGTTTTTTATATGGTCTTGGTGTTTTTCGACACTGTGGCTCTTGGCATGAGTTTGTAGTGTTATACAATACTCCATGTTGGCAGTAACCCTTCCATGCTTGATCGGGTTTACCAGATAATCTATTTGTAGCATTATGATCATCAAAACAATCTCTGCAAAAGAAACCTCCACAACATCTATCATGTTGACACTTTTTAGAAGGACGAGCAGCAGAACCAGAGGATTCAGAAGGAAATTTTTGATCATACCAGCGCTCGAGATCATCATCAGTCATAGTATCAGGATCAATAAAACCTGTAAAGCCAAGTTGTGTTGTGTTTACCAAATCTTTTTCATATTCTTCTTCAAACTTGGCCGGATCCATAATTACCGTGTTATATATTATATATTATATTATAAATTAAATATTATTATATAAAAAGGTTATAATTTTTAAACTTCTTCTTTATTGAAGAAAATACTCCTGAATCTCTCCATTTCTTTATCTGAGAAAAGGGTTGTTAAAAAATCTTCAGGTGACCGCGTTTCCTTCAACAAGTTGATAATCATGAACAGCGAGTACATTCCGCATTCCGTATTATGTTTTTGATGCTCTTTATTATTAACAATGTATTTTAAATGCAAGCCAATATCTTTCCCCTGTTTTATGATTTTTTTAACAAACTTGGTAATCTCTTTGGGGGGCGCATCGCCAGTACTGTCAAAAAAGAATATAAATTGTTTTTTCACATTGATGAATAGAGAGATCCAATGCGATCCAGATAAATAATGCGGGTCCGTATTAAAAATAATCCCGATTTTATGTTTAGGATCAGCGGGATTCAAATACTTTTTTAGTTCGAAATCACACAATTCTTCGAAGACGCACGAACTCTCTCCTTTTGGCGTTTTATCAAAATCGATGGGAGATGGGCCGAGAAATTCGAATGATGGAAATGTGGTTTCGTACTGTTTCATAACTTTTGTAATGTCGACACTAGACAACCACTCATTTGGATTTTTTGCCCACGTTTTTGGACTTTCTGGTGCGAAATAGCTGAATAAATTTTTAACATCTTTTGAATCGGATGCCAATTGGCGCAACCAGCACGATTCTTTATTGCACGCGTTGCTAAATCCCGATTTTAACGAGTTCCATATTTCTTTGACATCGTCGCTATGTATCATCGCATCCGGATGCCGCGCATTCCAGCTGTCTCTCAACTTGATTAGAGCGTTTGTTGTATAACACGTAAAGCTCTTTTCTTGTGTTGGACTGCATGATAATTTTTTAAATGTATTGTCTACACTTGATTTTTTTAATCCTCCTGTTTCTGTTATTGTTTCTTTGTTATTTTTTAAATTCGACATTTTTATATTTTTATAATTAACCTAAATTATTTGTATTATATATTATTTACATAATTTGTTATATCAAATGAAACCTTTTTATTTTTATTATTTTTATCTTTTTTTCCTTTTATTTTTTCTCTTATAATTTCATCTTTCTCTCCATTCTCTCTATTCATTGTGTTTGTATTTACATTTGTATTTATTTTATCTTCTTCTTTTTCCTTAACTTGTGTTGCTTCTGCTTGTTGTGGTGCTTGTATTTGTTGTGGTGCTTGTAGCGACGGTTTTGACTTTAGCCCTTTGTATTTGAATGACGGATCTTTGGGATTAAATGTAAACTGCTGTGGATAAACGATAGGTTCCGCCTTTTTAACATTTTTCCGAATAATATAATTATCGAGTGTAACCTTTTTGACATCTTTTGGTTTGAAACACAGCGCATTTGCATGATTTAATTCATTATCGTTATTTTCACTATTATTTTTACATATACACTTTTTTATATCATCATTTTCATTTGGTATACCTAAACACACGTAACATTTCTGTATTGTTTCGCTTTGATCTGAAAATTTTAAATAAGAAATGCACGCGCGCATATACATGTTGAACGCACCCACCATTGTGACATCTAGATTGCCACTCTGATCACCATTTTCATTTTTACTCTTAAATAGGTCTTTGGTTAAGGATATTATTCTTTTCCTGTAAAATCTTAAATCTCTCTTGAATCCCGAATCAAACTCGATATTATTCTTCCTAAGATATTTCTCATACTGAGCCGTGTTTACCATAAATTCCAGCGTTACATCATCAATCGTGCTTAGCTTTAGCTTTATGCCATCATTCGTTTCTTTTTCTTTTTCTTTTTCTTTTTCTTTTTCTATTTGGTTGGTTGGTTCCATGATTATACATTTTATAAATAATGTATAATTATTGTTTTTACGTAAAGTAATAAATTGAAAGTAATTTTATTTTTTAGAAACGCGTTTCTTACTGCATCTATTTGTTTTGCCCCAAATACAATTTTTCTGAATGCATTCTTCTTTATTCTTATGAGACGGACAAGAGGAAGAAGAAGAGGGCTTTGGTTTATTTTTTCTTGTAGCTCTTTTTTTGCTGCATCTATTTGTTTTACCCCATACGCATTTCTTTTTAATGCAAATTGCCTTGTCTTTCTGAGATGAGCAACTGTCGGTGACGGTGACACCCGGACTGCTACTTTTCTGTGGCGATGCTGCCTTTTTCGAGGCGGCATAACCAATAATATCACGGGTTGGAGGAGGAGGTGTTGCTGCCTTTTTTGAAGGAATAAAATCAGTTAACATCTGTCGAACATGTTTTCCGTCCGGTTCCAGCGGAGAAACAAAATAATTAGGGTCGTTGTCTTCCAGCGCTTGTATGAAATCATATGACTGTTGTTGATAATCATCACTTCTTCGCATTTTTGGATGCGCTTTGAAATAATCTTCTATTGTCTGTTCAATGTCAATACCAAGTTGGTAGCTTATCGGTCTTCCTGATTTTTGGCTAATATATTTGACACAATCCTTGTGAAATGCAGCTCCAACTCCGTTGTATGCCTCTTTTTTTTTAATTCCTTCTTTCAAGACAATTGAATCTCTGAGTCCAAAGAGTCCGCCTTTATCTTTACCACTTTTTATTGGAAACTGCCCATATCTATCATCACCTTCTAATTCTATGATGGAATGAGTGTTGTCATCGACCCCTAAAACATTCGACAACCAACCCAACTCGGTATTTCGTAAATCATATAAATCCTCATCTTCATCGTCGTCCGTTAGTTGTTTTTGACCTTCAAACGGTGAATAAAAGGGTAAATTACACAGAGGACAAAAAACGTCAAAAACACCACCACCCTTTTGTTTCGAACATTTTGTCATTTTTATTTTTTATTTATAAATATACATTATATTATATATAAATAAAAATCAATAAATAAATAAAATATATTTTTTGCTAAAGTATAAAAGTATATTAATTATAAATTTTTATTTATAAATTTTTAACATCGGTTCGAGTCGAATTATTAAAAAACTTATTTGCAAGATTGTGTTCGTTGGGATTATGGTTGCAAAATTGTTGGCGATTGAATAAATCGGGATGCGGTTGTTCCACGTACTTTTCCGGAACTCGAACATTGTACATGTCACTTTTTGAAGATGGGACATAATACGCTCGTTCGCAATTTTGAAGCGCAAACACTTGATTTCGCAATATGGATTCCGTGTTGACACTGGATGAAAATCCGGACCACGGCGCCTGTGCATTTCCTGGATTGAATGTTTGTTCGGGATTAAATACTGGAAACGAGCCCATTGACACGGACGGAGTTGCGCGCTGATCTAAAATGGGCATGACGGAATATTTACTTAAAACGGGACGCATGCTGTATTGCGGCTGCAGCGGCGCAGATGGAATATTTCGATCAGATATTCGATCATTCAATTGCCTTGCGCGCTCTTGATTGCATATATATAATTTATTTACTACACCAAACATTTATTATTTATAAAATATCTTATTTTATGTAATATTATAATAATATAATATTATATTATAAATTTAAATAATAATAAATTGAAAAATATAGAGTTAAAAATATATTATGCAGATATAAAAACCAGTTCTTGTAATAATGCTTCGAGGAATTCGAGATTTGTCTAAATCTTTTCACAAAAATATCAGTATTCAGTTGCGCGGAAAATTCAAAAAGAGCGGCAATAAGGGAAACGTCAACGGCAACAACAACAGTAGTGAGATTACTTATTCGTATTCAGAGTCATTAGTTTCACAGCGTCGTAAAGTTGAAAACGAATGGAAAAAAGAATTGGAAAAAACGGAAAATGAATCAGAAAATGAATGGAACGATGACGAACATGAACAGCGGCGGATTTTCGATCAAAAGGAACAAAAAGAACAAAAAGAAGAAGAAACATTCAAATGTGAAATTACAAACAAGCCGAAACGTCCGAGCACAGTTGATTGCAACTGTGAATACGGGTGCATGGCGAAAATATCTGAAACGTTTATCATTCATTATGAAGGGGGTGTCGGAATCATCTCAAAAAAATAAATAAAAGGAGTCACAGTCACACACACGTCACAGTCACAACATTCTAATAATTAAAAAATAAAAATAAAAATAAAAACAAATAAAACATTTTTTCTATAAAACTGCATTCAATTATTAATATTATATTACAACAAATATATATTTATGAAACCAACATAGATAAATTATTATATATAAATGTAGCTTTATACGTACCAAATTATTAAAAAAATGTGCGGCATTTTTTACTATGAAAACCGTCTTACAAGACACATTGACATGAAAAAACTAAAATCGCTACAGCAAACATTCTATAAATCAAGTCACAGGGGGCCAGACAATTCTATTTTTTTACATGAGAAAGTTGCAGATCAGTTTTCACATCGCTGTTTCGGATTTCACCGGTTGTCAATTAATGGGCTCAGCAGCGCGGGAAACCAGCCGCTCAAAATGAAAAACTGCACGCTTATTTGCAATGGCGAAATTTACAATTATAAACAGCTCATTGACGAATATGGGATGTCAGAGGACTATACCAAAGGTGGTTCTGATTGTGAGATTGTTATTCACTTGTTTCGAAAAATTGGCATGGAAGAAACGTTGAAGCGCCTGGATGGTGTATTCGCGCTAACTCTTGTCGATCATGATAACAACGCGACCTATGTGGGAAGAGACCCCTTCGGAATTCGTTCTCTGTTTTACGGGTCGGAACAAGGGTTTGCGGCCGATATTACTTTTGCAAGCGAGCTAAAATCTATGGACCATTGCATGGGCCACTATACGAAACAATTTCCGTCGGGGTGTTACGGTGTATACGAGCTAGGGGCTCTCACCATTCGCCCGTATTATGCAGCTCTTTGCCCCGCGTTCCATGCCGATCCAACGTTGGAACAGTATGCGCCATACAATTACGCGTTTCAAACGGTGGAGGAAGATTCGGAAGAAAACATTTGCGCGAATATTAAAACGCTGTTGGAATCGGCGGTCGAAAAACGACTCATGTCGGAGCGCGGTGCGGTGGGATGTTTGTTGTCCGGCGGTTTGGACAGCACGCTCGTGACTGCCATCATGTGTCGATATATGGACCCGTGCAAATTGAACACATACAGCATTGGACTAAAGGGGTCGGTGGATTTAATGTGGGCAAGACGCGCTGCAAACTATCTTGGAACGCGTCATCACGAGGTGTGCTTGAGTGAAGAAGAATTCCTGGATGCGATAGAAGAAACCGTGTATCAAATAGAAAGCTACGATACAACATCGGTTCGCGCGTCGCTTCCCAATTTTTTGGTGAGCAAGTACATTTCAAAAATGTCGGATGATGTTGTTATTTTTTGTGGAGACATGTCGGATGAGATTTTCGGATCGTATCGCGGGTTCACAAAGGCGCCATCCGATGAAGATTTCAAGCGTGAAAATGAGCGCATGATTCGAGACGTGCGCTATTTCGACTTGTTGCGTTCCGATAAAACCATATCGGGGGCTGGGCTGGAAGCTCGTGTTCCGTTTGCGGACAAGGCGTTTCTCAAATATGTCATGGAAATTCCGCCGCGTTATAAGCGATTTGATAACGAACGCATTGAAAAATACCTGCTTCGAAAAGCGTTTGACGGACTGGACTACTTACCCGATGACTTGTTGTGGAGGCGCAAAGAGGCATTTAGCGATGGCGTATCGGGAAGCACTGGCAGAACGTGGGTGCAAATGGTAAAAGAACATGTTGAAACTAAAATTTCTGATGTGGAATACGACACATATGTAAAAACGATTAATGAACTGAAAAATAACATATTTAATGAATGCAATTTGCCATACGACAAGGAAAGCTTTTATTATAGGAAAATTTTTGAGAATTGTTTTCCGGAAAAGAGCGACAATGCGATTCCGTATTATTGGAGACACCCATTTTGTTCCAATGTAGATCCATCTGCGCGTTTACTTGAATTTTATAAACAGTAACTTCTTTTAAATTTATAATTATTTTTTTAGATTTTTTTTTATATATTTAGTAATATATAAATAATATATAAAAATAATAATGTTGCCTGATTGGTTTCAGCGGAATAATCAATTAGAACAAATGCAGAGTGGAGCTCAAGAGTATATTTATACTGCTAATCATATATTAGATAATGCGCATACATCTTCAGATCAAAAATTAAATCTAAGGAAATTAAATGATGCTATAAAAAAAGGGTTTAATACTACTTTTGAAGATTTTAAAAAACAAACGCATCATTCAGATCATTGGAAAATCAGTGTTGAAGATTTAAAAAATAGAAAATGGAAATATGCTTCTGCTTTAGTTGATTCTAATAGAGTATTAAAATATGGTTTTTTTAAAGGAAAGCAAATTCCAGAAAGGAGTACAACACTTGAAGATGGTGTCAAATGTATAACATGGCACAAACTACTCAAAAATCATTCAGAACTTACATATTTAGATAGTCCCTATACGGTGAGAGATTATGCAAAGGACCGAAAAAATATAATTTTAAGTTTACGCGACAAAAATCTAAAAGCAAATACTACTAAACATTTTAATTTGCCAGATGGTACGCTAATTTGGGCAGCTCGTACAACAATAGATAATAAGGATACTATTATTTTTTCAACATTTAGTGCTGATAATATATTTACAAAAGTATAATAAATACTATTATTTAATTTATTGTAGCGAATTAAATAATAATAATAATAATAATGAGAAAAAATTATAAAAAATATCCAGACATTTCCTTTGATTATGAATCAAGGGAACCGTTATTATCATCATCATCATCATCGTCGTCGGATTCTCCGCACGTAGATCCATCATCATCTTTATTGGTTCCGGTACCACTGGTACCATCGCCCGTATTTACAATTGATGAAATCGTTAGTTGTATTGTAACGCATCTACAGCAAGCCCAACTTCATAATTTAACGCATTGGGATAATTTTAATAGATCGCTATTAAAGAAAACGATAACAGACATTCATAATAGAAACGATAAGGAATATTTGAAAGAGTTTACCACCCTTAAGATATATGATGACTACGGACCAGATGAATATAAAATGAAATGCGGCGTTTTTAAACACAAGTATTTTAATTTTATTTTTCGAATAGATAATGTTGATAACCAGATTTCAAGCGAAGATGATGTTACTTCCATTTTTTTAAGAAAATATAACAATAGTTATCAAGACATCATTCGATTGGGACTTGTGCTTCCAATGTATTGCCATATCAAAATGACGAGCCCCCCCCTTTATTACAGTGTTCAACCCTATATTAGCACTGGAATAACGTTGGATGCGTGGATTAAAACAATTAAACATAGAAATAATTTTGATGAGCTGGTATATGATGTGTTTATGCAATTGGCCGGAATATTGGGCGAATTGCACGAAGTTGAATGCGTGCACGGAGATTTAAAACCGTCTAATATATTAGTTGTTGAGAATGCGTTTGAAGATACTCGACATGTTTGCAACGTGTGTGTTTTTTTAATTGATTTTGGTCTATCCGGCATTCATCAAAAAACAAAATGCGCGACTGGTGGAACGCTTCCGTATTGTGCACCCGAAACCGAAAATACAAATGCGAATAAAAGATTTTCAAATAATGCCATTTTACGCCCACACGATTTCGAATATAATTGGTTAAAACACAATAAATTACATGATATATGGTCTCTTGGAATAATAATTGCTACAATTTATATATTAAAAGATCTAAACCATTTTTATAGAGATTATCCGAGCGATTTTTTCTTGTCAACAGGATACGTTTCTCCGAAATATTTAAATATGATAAAACACGACTACATTCGACAAATTTTAAGCGAAAACATTCTTGTTGAACCATCGAAACGCTGCGATATTTTAAAATTAAATGATCTAATTTCCAAATTGGTGTTCATGTAAATTAAATTAACTCTTTTACTCTATTAATGAAAGCGTAATTGCACCCTCTTGTTGTGAAGATAGATTCTCGTTATTAAGATCCAATTCTACATGTTCATTATTATGTGCAGAATCTTTTTCAGAAGAAATTATTAAATTTGACGAACATTCAAGATTTGCAGGAACGGGACAAGGAACGGGACAAGGAACGGGACAAGGAACGGGACAAGGAACGGGACAAGGACTTGTCTCTGATTTTTTGACTGTTTCAAGTTTTATAAGTTTTTCGACAGGTTTTGTTGTTTTTTCTAAATTCTTACTAAATCGAACCTTTTTCACAATTTCTCTCTTTGTATTTTGGCGTTGCAGCGTTTTCATGCACAGCTTGGGAAGTATGGCGACCGTGTTCATGTATGTGCGATATTTGAATACGCAAACCGATGTCAGCGGTTCCATAAATTTAATGCTGTACCACCAATATGCGGGAATGTATATGATTTTACCCGGAGTCAATTCGATTTCCAGCGTCTTCATTTTGTCAAAATCTGCTTTATATTGGCGCTGTATTGACCACGGATTTAGCGGTGATCGAAATTCAAAATTCTCATAATCTTCAACCGGATACAAGTACCTCGCCGATTTTGGCGGAATTAATTTTATTTTAATACTTCCGTGAGTGACCAAATAAAAATTTCTATAATTTACGCTGTATTGTAGAACCGTTTCCGTGTTTTGGGATGCGGTTAGAAAATCATAAAAGCAATTGGAGACCATCGGTGGTCTCAGAAATGCATCATTGTATTTATAATTTTTAATAATACCAGTTTCTTCTAAAAAGTCGCCATTTTTTTCACTAATGTATTTAGCATCTTTATCCCCACTCAAAAGCGATATTGCCGCTTTCAACGTAACTGGAATGTGCAAATCCGTGTTATCATCGACTTCTTTCACATTTCGCAGCTTTACATCGAATGCGCTGTAATGTTCTACAATTGCGGCAACTTTGCACGTTTCAAGCAGGGAATCATTTTGATAATCGAAAATAACCGGTTGCCGCAAATCGCATATTTCTTCCAATTTGTCTTTTGACGGTTGCTCGATTTCGTATACTTCTAAATCATTTGACGTTTTTAGTTGAAAGTAAATGTGCAAATATAAAAAAAGAACAATGCAAAAAATAAGTATTGCAATAAACTGTTGCATATTTTTTATTTAATTTTAACTTGATTAATTTAAATATAAATTTGTATATTTAAATGTTTGTTTATCTTATTTATCTATTATACAAATAATATTCATTTTTTACTCATTTTTACTCATTTTTACTCATTTTTACTCACTTATATTTACATAAAATATTTTAATTAAATGAATATGGGGGAAACAAATAGTATAAACAACAGTATAAACAACGACTCCTCTAATAAAAAATATTATGTTTATATTCTTGAATCCAGCGACTGCGCGGCGACGTATGTTGGCGCAACTGTGGATTTGAATCATCGTTTGAGACAGCACAACAAAGAACTGGCAGGTGGAGCACATGCAACAAGCATGAAGGTTGTCAAAGGATTTACATGGAAACGCGTGTGTTATGTGCAAGGATTTCCAGATTGGCCTGCCGCTCTTCAATTTGAGTGGCGCCTTAAACAGTTGTCTCGAAAACTGTTAAAAGATAAAGTTGATAACAATGCGAAACCTATACAACGAAGAATTAAGGCACTTCATCAATTATTGGCGTTAGAAAGGCCGACTACAAAAGCAAAAGCGTATTCAGAATGGGCATATCCTCCCGAAATTGTTTGGGAAAAATAGAATAATTAAATATTATCGGCTATATATAATATAAAAGTAAAAAGTATTTAATTATTATATTATATAAAATTATATAGTGAGTAAATAATAAACAACAATAAGTTAAATTATTTATGACGACGACATCAGCAACGGTTAAATGGTTGGCCGCATATGAAGTAAATTCAAATCCTATATTAAAATACGAACTGCAGCGAAACAGTTGTGAAGAGTGTTCAAATACATGGATTTCACTAGGTACAAAAGATGCATACCCCAAACCACTTAATTCAATTTATAGCTTTATAGTTAACAATCTATCACCTGTGACTCAATATTATTTTAGAGTTCGAGCATTATATGGAAATAATATAAAAGGACCATGGTCTGCTGTGAAATCTTCAACAATTTGGGGTGCCACTGGTGCTACTGGACCAGCTGGGTCAGGTGCGACGGGTGCAACAGGACCAGTGGGAGCAACAGGTGCAACGGGACCAATAGGACCAGCTGGGCCAATTGGGCCAACGGGCGCTCAAGGTGCAACGGGAGCAACGGGAGCAACGGGAGCAACGGGAGCAACAGGATCAATTGGGCCAACGGGCGCTCAAGGTGCAACGGGAGCAACGGGAGCAACGGGCGCTCAAGGCGCAACGGGAGCAACGGGAGTTCAAGGCATACCTGGTACAGGCGGAATTGGTTCAATAATGGATACAACTTCTAATTCAGTTTTTTATCCGACTTTTGTAAACGGTACATCTAGTACCGACTTAAATATTAGCACAGGATCTCCTTTTTCTATTAATCCCGGTACCGGAGAATTTATAATGGATTCAACCATTAAAATTGGCGGTGGTCCCGGCGGCTCCTCTGGTCCATGCTGTGTTAACGTCGGTTACCAAGCGGGTCAAACCGGTCAGGGTATTTATGCATTTGCTGCAGGTTATCAAGCGGGTCAAACCGGTCAGAGTGATTATTCTGTTGCTATAGGTTACCAGGCGGGACAAGCGGGCCAGAGGAATCGTTGCATAGCAATTGGACTTGCTGCTGGACAAACGAATCAAGGATTATTTGGTGACAATTCAATTGCAATTGGAAATAACGCTGGTTCAACAAATCAAGGACATAATGCAATTGCAATTGGATTTGGCGCTGGTGCCGTATTGCAACATGATGAATCAATCGTATTGAATGCAGCAACTCTTGCTCTAGAAAGCGCAGGTGCTGGTACATTCTGTGTGAAACCGGTGAGACCTGATCCCAATGGTTACAACGTATTAATGTATAATCCTGCCAATGGGGAAATTATGTACAATAGCGCGTCACCCCCCAAAACATTCGTTATAGATCATCCTCTCGATGCCAATAAGTTGCTTGTTCATGCTTGTTTAGAAGGACCTGAAGTCGGCGTCTATTATAGAGGCAAGGGTGAAATTGTAAATGGAACATCAGTGGTGATACAACTTCCTACATATTTTGGCACACTGTGTAAAGATGGCGACGATGCAACTGTTCAAATTACACACATTTACGACGGTAAAATAAAAGTATTCAGTGCAAGTGAAGTAAATTTGGAAACCAATACATTCATCGTTTATGGTGAAAATGGCAGATTCAATTGGTTGGTGCACGGCAAACGAGGGAATATTCTTGTTGAACGTGACAAGAGCAGCACAACTGTTAAAGGAGACGGACCATATAAATATATAGTATAATCATTTTTATATTTTTTATAATTTTTTAATTTTTCATGTTTTCTTTTGAAATTATTTGGGAAAAAATAAAATAACAATTATTTCTAATTATTTATATAATAAAAGATAAAGTATTTAATTATTATAAAATATAAAATTATATAATAATTAATTAAATAAATACCATAAATATATAGTAAATACCATAAATATATAGTAAATATCATAAATTCATGTCAACAAACACATCTACAAATACAGTAACGGTTAAATGGTTGGCTGCCTATGCAACAACTGCAAGTGCAGATCCGATACAATTCTATGAATTGGAAAAAAGCAGCGGTTCAAATATATGGAGTCATGTGGATACAATTAGTGCAATACCAAACAAAACAACCTATATCTATCAAGTTGATGATATTTCGCCATTGATGAAATATTATTTTAGAGTTCGAGCATTAACTAAAACTCAAAAAGGGCCGTGGTCTACCATTAAATCTTCAACAATTTGGGGAGCTACTGGTGCAACAGGGCCAAAAGGTGCAACGGGTGTTCAAGGTGCAACGGGTGTTCAAGGTGCAACGGGTGTTCAGGGTATCAGAGGTGATCAAGGTATCAGGGGTGCAACAGGTATTCAAGGTACAACGGGTATTCAAGGTGTTCGGGGTATCCAAGGTGTTCAGGGCATTAAGGGCGATAAAGGTGATCAAGGCACAGTGGGTATTCAAGGTAGTCAAGGTATTCAAGGTATTCAAGGTATTCAAGGTATTCAAGGGGTAACAGGTGCAACGGGTTCAACGGGTGCAACAGGTATTCAAGGTGAACAAGGTATTCAAGGTATTCAAGGTATTCAAGGTGCAACGGGTGCAACGGGTGCAACGGGTGCAACGGGCATTCAAGGCATTCAAGGTGAACAAGGTATTCAAGGTATTCAAGGTGTAACAGGTGCAACGGGCATTCAAGGTATTCAAGGCATTCAAGGCATTCAAGGTATTCAAGGTATTCAAGGTGTAACAGGTGCAACGGGTGCAACAGGTATTCAAGGCATTCAAGGTGAACAAGGTATTCAAGGTATTCAAGGTATTCAAGGTATTCAAGGTGCAACGGGTATTCAAGGTG